AATTACAAGAAGGTATTAGAGTCAAGGACGTGGCAGATAAATATGGGCTAACTAAGGATGTTGTACGCAAAATAAAGGCAGGCGATACGTACTTTAATATCCGCGTTTTGTATAACATCCAGCACGAATATAAAAATGACTTTTCTGAAGATACAGTAAGATGGGTCTGTACCAAGATTAATGAAGGTTACTCTGACAGGTGGATAACCGATAACTGTAAGAATCGGAAACTCACTTTTATTGAAGTTAAGAGAATCCGTTATAAGATTAGGTACAAAACTATTTCATCGGAATATTTCTAAGATTTAACGCTCAACGACCAGTGCTTACGCACGTACCCTGTAAGCGGTTGACAGGGGAAACAGTGGACATCCAAAAGGATGAAGATATGGTCTGATCTTATAGGAGACTATAAGCTGCAAGTAACGTTGCGGGGAGAGGTGTAGCGATCTCTCCTGAACATAAATGTAAGAATCAGATGGCAGAAAGATTACCAGGGTCTATGAAGGCTGCTGCAAGAGCTGCCTATAACCTCGGTATCACTACAGAAGCCACTACAGAAGCTCTATTCAAAGCAATGGAAGCTGGTGAGTTAATGGCAGAAACCTTCTTGCCTGAACTTTCCAAAGAGCTTATGATTTCTGCAAACAGTGGCGATGCTTTACAAAAAGCCATAAACTCTACAAGCGCTGCTTACGGAAGGCTTGCTACAAACACTTTCATGGCTAACAAGACCTTCAATGAGGCGGGTCTTGACAAAGGTATGCGCAGACTCGCCAACTCCATCTCAAACTTCTTACTAAACTCCGAAGGATTAATCAAGTTCTTTGGGATGTTGTCGGGAGAGGTTGCGTCACGTTTTGGCGTAGTATTTGAAGTCTTAGAAACCTTTGGTGTGTGGTCAACAAAACTAGGAAGTGCTTTAGAATTCCTTGAAGAAAAAGGTTTGAATGTTAATGTAGCATTCATGGTTCTCTCAGGGACGCTTGCAATAATCAGCAAGTGGTTTAGAAGAATCTTCATGTTTGTCTACTTATTGCCTTGGGCGCTGTCTTTAACAGCAGACACCTTAAAAGGTGAATTCGGAGATGACCTTGTAGATACTATTACCCGTGTAGTAGCTGCCCTAATGACTTTATACGGAGCTTTAAAGCTTCTTCGTACGGCTCGCACAGGTATGGGCCGACTGTTTGGAGGTGGATCAAGAAGTAATACATCAAGCCCTGGGAATACTAATCAAAGAAGTGGTACATCATCACAGTCGCCTAGTACAAGACCTCCAACAACAACTGCTTCAAGTGGATGGCGAGGGACTTTAATGAGTGGTGGTCGTAAGTTCATGGCCTCAAGAGGGAACATGTACGCCTTCTTAGCCAGTGTTATTGGCCCTCCGATTGTGCAAGAACTTATGGAAGGTAATTACCAATCATCTTTTGGCCCTAACGCAGATCAAAGGTTTATACCCCCTGGTATGAATCTAATGACTCCTGAAGAGATGGCTAATAGACGCGCTGGCAACTATCTTGTCCAAGGCGGTATAACAATAAACGTAGATGGCGCAGGTGATCCGCAAGTTGTTTCAGAGGAAGTCCTAAGAACAATTCAAAATGTATTCCGAGAAACAGCCTCCTTAGAGCCTGAAACGGAGCAATAAATAGTATGGGCGTGTACAAGCGCCCTTCTTTCATAAGAGGTATCAACATGGCCTTAGCACTTCTTTTTGAAGATGATTCAGTCATCATTTTAGATGCTGTCACGCAATATAGTAAAACCCGTAACAGTTCTATCTCAAAACATCCCATAGATAAATCGGCAGTTATTGCAGACCACGTTGCTAAGGATAATCCTGTATTCTCAATACGTGGTATAATCTCCAGTGCTGATTTCCATAACCCCTCAACACGTTCACCAGAACTTATTGAAGAACAGAATATTGATCCTGTTTACAACACTCCGGTCAGTGACGCAGTAATCCCCTCTCAATCATCCTTACTAGACCTTCTTCCTGGTTCTGTACAACAATTCCTAAATGCTCAAGAGTCTAACATTGAAGTAGATGAGTTCAGAGGGTATTCACATGAGATTGCTAGAGAACGTCTACAAGATGCGTGGGATAATTCAGAACTTATAACTATCCTTGATTACGACTATGACTTCCAGATAGGTAGGTCAGTCTCTACAAAGCAGATTGAGAATTGCTTAATCCGTAACTTTGAAGATATTGAAGATGTTGATACAGGTGATTCATTATCGTGTAACTTAACATTTGAAAAAGTACGCTTTGCATTTGTTAAAGAAGTTGATGTAGATGTACAGCCTGCACCAAGCGTTTCTGATGCTGCTGCTGGTGAATCTAATGAAGGCGACCAAGAGGGTGTTGAAGACGGTGATCTTGAGAGGGAAGGTCAACAACCCTATTGGAAGACTGCACCTCCACAGGAACTTATAGACGCTATTTTAGGAGGTGTTTTATAATGGAATACCAAGCAACTTTACCACTTTTCAACAAACCCTTCTATTCATACAACTTCGTCATTGACGATGATGATTACAACTTCACATTTCGCTACTCAGATCGTGCAAAGACCTACCTAATGTCTATTGAAGATTCCCAAGGACAGACTGTTATCGAAAGTGTAAAACTTCTAACAGGTGTTTCCTTGTTACGTCAATACGCACTAGAACAATTCACAGGACAATTCATATTAGTACCTAGACAACTAAAAGAGATATATGAATGGGATGTGAAAGATGGTCGTAACATTCACCGTACACATGCTTTGGTATATTACGTACCAAGCCCTACTGATAATGGTGACTGACAATGGCTTCAGATAACAATAAGCAATTCAGAAGAACGTATGAACTTACTATTGGTGATCCACAAGCTAAAGGTGTATTCATCAATGGTGACGAAGAAAATAACGAAGGCTTAGCAATCAACTTCTCAATCACTAAGAACATTGATAACTCTAAAGATAATGATAGGTGTTCAATCTCTATCACAAACCTTTCAGAAGACTCTATCAATTACATCAAAGAGAAATCTTCAGCAGTGATTTTAAAAGTAGGCTATAACGGTGATAACAAATTACTTTTCCAAGGCATTGTCCAAGAACTAGAGACGGATGACCGGACAGGTAATGTTGACCGTGTAACCTCATTAAGATGTGTTCCAGCAGATGCCTTCATATATAATTCAAACGTTTCTAAAACATTCCCTGAGAATACCACACCAAGACAGATCATCAATTACTTAATAGGTAATTCACAATCCCTCTCAAGAGCTTCTTTTAATAGTGATAACATTGATGTGCCATTCCCCTTTGGATACTCTATTGAAGGTTCTACTCAACAAGTATTGAAAGAGCTTGCTAGGGACTTTAAATTTGATTGGCGTATATCTAGTGATAAACTTTACATTAGTGATCCTGATAAATACGAGAAGCCTAATTCTGTTGAAAGGGCTTTCTTGTTCACACCTAATACAGGACTGATTGGTAGACCTATCTTCGTAACAGGTGATGGTAGGGATGTAGAGGATTCTGAGAATAGACGTAAAGGTGTAAAGTTTAAATCCCTTATTAACCCCTTAGTAAGACCTGGGAGCGCTGTCAAAGTACAAGACACAGCTCTTGAGGGCGTCTATCGAGTAAACTCTGTAGAGTATCGAGGTGATTGGAGAGGCAATTCTTGGGAGGCTACTTATACGTGTTCTAAACTAAATACAAGGTGATTATACCATGCGGCAGATAGGACTTGACAGCATTATTAACCAGTACATTAACAATAACCTTAAAAGAGCCTTTACAGCAATCCCTTGTCGAGTAACTTCAGTAAACAACATGGGACAACAAAGGATTAATGTTCAGCCAATCATCAACATTGTAAAGACCTCTGATGAAGAACTTGAACATACTATTATTCAGAATGTACCAGTGGTATTCCCAGGGTCTTCAACGTCTCAATTCAGCTTCCCTGTTAATGTTGGTGATACTGTCTTATGCGTATTCTCTCAAAGGTCTTTAGATAGATTCAAACTGGGCGCTAAGAACCCTCATCGACCTATTGATCTTCGTAAGATGTCCCGTAACGATGCCGTAGCAATTCCTGGTCTGTTCCCTTTTGAAGATGCGGTCAATAACCCTGGTAAAAGGTCACTAGGACACTCTACAGAGGATGCTGTAGTTACCCATAACATAGGTACTGGTAATGAGTGTGAGGTACGTTTAAAACCCTCTGGTGATGTTGTAATCAACTCTCCGACGACTGTTCAGGTCAACTGCCAGGAGGCTGAAGTTAACGCTGAAAACTCGACAACAGTTAATACCTCTACAGCAAATATCAACGCTTCCTCAAGTGTCACTATAGACAGTCCTACTACAACAGTTACTGGCGAGATGCTTGTTCAAGGAACCTTCACATTCACTAGCGGGATGGTTGGCAGCGGTTCAGCAGGCGGTGCTACAGCGTCTATCACTGGTTCTATGGATGTAACTGACGATGTTGTTGGAGGAGGCGTGTCTTTAAAATCACACACTCATGGTGGTGTTCAAACTGGCCCTGGTAATACAGGTGTTCCTAACTAAAGCATTGCTAATAACTATACCTCAATATAAACTTAATTACATAAAGAAGGGTTTTCAAAATGGATATACAATTAGGTGAAAACCACGATATTGAAATTGTTGATGGTGACTTTAGACTTACACCGACAGAGCAGCTTTCTATTCGTCAGAAGTTGATTATTAAGCTTTTGACATTCCAAGGGGAATGGTTCTTGTCAAGTGAAGAAGGAATACCTTTCTTCCAATCAATCGCTGGAAAGAACCGTTCTAAAGAAACTATCGACACTATTTACAAAAGAGCAATACTTTCGACAGAAGGTGTTTTAGAGATTGTTTCATTCCGTTCAAATATTACCCCGCAACGTGAATATGTTATGCAGTTCATTGTTAGGACTGTAGAGGATACTGTCTTAGAGCCTATCGAACTGTCAGGGTTTAATATAAACAACTAATAGGGTAGGAGGATTCAGATGGCAGGCGTAACTAACGAAGGGTTCCGCATAAAACGTCTAAGGCAGATTATAGCAGACCTTGAAACAGAAGCTCGTAATCAGTATGGCGATGATATATCAACAGATGTAAACACAGTTCTTGGTAGAGCATTGCGTGTAGATGCCCCATCATTAAGTGACTTGTGGGAAGCTGCTGAAGAAGTCTATAATTCATTTAACCCTAATAAGGCTTCTGGTGTTTCTTTAGATGCACTTGTAGAATTATCAGGACTTACACGTTTTGAAGCACGGCCTACTATTTCACCAGTGTTATTAGTGGCGAATAAAGATACTGAGTTACCAGCAGGTTCTTTAGCATCTTCATCATTCACTGGTAATATCTTTGAGCTTCGCAATCCTGTATTCTTTAATCTGAATAACGTGGTTGCTCTACAAGTAGAACCTGTAAATGCTGTAGAAGGAAATACTTACACAGTTACTTATGATTCCTCAGTAGTAGCTTACACAGCACTTCCTGGTGATACTATACAAGATATTGCTAGAGAACTTTCGCTCCTGTTTGATGTGATCCCTACATTTGAAAGTTCTGTTGACGAGGACGATAACAGGGTTCTCTACATATCCTCTGAAGATAACTTCCGTACTCACAATTACCAACTATCAGCTAACCTTGTCGCAAGGGAAGTTACTAAGTTGGGTTCTGTACAAGCCTTAGAAGCTGGCCCTGAAGAACAACCTTTAGGGACTATAGACACGGTTGCTGAACCTATTAACGGTTGGGTATCTGTAATCAACCCTGTAGATGCTGAGACAGGTGCTTTTAGAGAAACTGATACGGAGCTACGTACACGCTTTGCAAACTCTAAAGAGACGCGCGCATCTAATACTCTTGAAGCTATCTATTCAGACTTGTTGGGTCTTTTAGGTGTTGAAGAAGTGACTGCCTATGAAAACGTAACTGATGTAGAAGACTCAAGAGGTTTTCCCCCACACTCTGTTGTAGCAGTTGTTGAAGGCGGTTCTTCATTAGAGATTGGCAATGTCATTTGGAGGAATAAACCAGCAGGTATACAGACGTTTGGTAACACCACTGTCACGATTGTTGATTCACAAGGTTTCAACCAAGACATACAATTCATAAGACCTGTTGAAGTTCCTGTGTACGTGAACCTTGAGATTACAGCGCTTGGTAATTTTGATTCTGATGGGCCTGATAAGATTGCTAATGCGATTATCGACTTCTTAGATTCACAGTATGGTGTTGGTGATAATGTGATCTACTCAAGATTATACACACCTATCAACAGTGTTCCTAATCATCAGATTGAATCATTAGAGATTGGTACAGACGGTGTGAATTACTCGACAGCTAATATAGAAGTACCTTTTGATGGTATTGCAAGATCACGTACAACGTACATAAACATAACGGTGAATTGATTATGATAGTCAACAACATTACACTGTTCAAGAACATTGAGCAAAAAGAAATTGTCAATGCAGGACAGACACTTATTACGCTTACGGATATTGTCTTAGACTTATCTTCAGAGAATGTTCCCACTGTTTATATCGAAGGTTCTTTTGAAAGGGATTTTACAGTTGAGTCTGAAACAACAGTTAGGCTAGGCCAAGCGTATCCCGTAGGCACCAAAGTGTATGTCTTGCAGTACCAACTTGATCAGCAACAAACATAAAGAGGTGTCAAACGTATGGCTATTGATAAACAACAGTATTTAGATATAGCCCGTGAAAGATACACCCAACAGTTCAAAGAGAAATCCAACATTGATAGGTTGGTAGCAACGTGGTTATCGGGTTCTGAAGAAATCCAAGATGTTTTATCTGATGTGGACGATATTAAATACATCGACAAGGCTTCAGGAATCCAGTTAGACAATATTGGTGAGATTGTTGGACAACCACGTATTCTTATAGACGCTGATTTGATAGCCTTCTTTGGTTATCAAGGGTTATCAATATCACGGTCTTACGGTGATTTAAACGATGCTTCGAAAGGTGGTCGTTGGAAAGCATTAGAAGAATCTTCAACAGGTAATATTACATTAAATGACCCTGAATACAGGTTGTTCATAAGGGCTAAAATACTTCGCAATAAGACAGTCGCCACCACTGAAGATGTTATAGAATCTATTAAGTTTCTTTTCCAAGCTGAACGTGTGCATCTGTTAGAAGACACAGGCCCAGCCTCTTATAGAGCTGCGATTGGTAAGGTTCTTTCACAACAAGAGAAGAACCTAATAAGGTATGAGTACCAAGATGGTGTCAAAAGGAACCTACTTGTAAAACCTGCCGGTGTAGGTTTCGGTGATTTCTCTGAATACAACCCCGAACAGTTCTTTGGTTTCGAAGGTGTTAGTGGTGCTAAGGGTTATGGGACACTTTTAGAGGTTGGTGAGTATGTACCTTACTTTACATCCTTTGGTATGTTTGGCTATGGAGATTTAAGAGATATAGCAGATGTTAATATCTATTATAACTATACGATGTCTTCAAGACACACTACTAGGGGAGTATCCAGAGATGGGGATTCTGTAGATATACCTATCAGTAACACCATCCAAGAGGTTTATGTAGATGGGGCTTTTACAGACTCTTACACTGTTTCGAAGAACCGTGTAACATTCCCTTATGAGCTTACTGCTGGAACCCCTATCACAGTAGTTGAGAGGTTTGGTCAAGAAGTGATTACAACTGACTATACGTTCAAAGACCCTGCTGTGACAACTTTATCAAGGAGGCAGTATGAATCATCTTTCGGTGATGTGAACGATCCTCAAAAAGGTTCACGGTATAGGTCATTAGGTGAACCGCAAGGTGCTAATAACATCCTCAATACTGGCCCGATAAAGAAATTAGAATACTTCGATAACGATGCTACAGAGCTTACTGAAACAGGTGGCTATTATTCATCTATTATAACGTAAGGTATCAATATGAATGCAAATAAGTTAACAAATTTTACGAAAGTTCTCCATAAAACTGATAGAGCTTCGGAAGTATTGATGTTCGATCAAAGTGGTAACCCTTCGTCAATAAATCCTGGTGGCCTTGTGATCGGCACGCAGACGGTGGCCGAGGCGCTGGATCGTCGGGGAATTCGCTTCACAGCACTTCGTGCACCGACCAGCGGTGAGTTTGATCCAGAAGATTATTTGGAAACCAGCACCAAAATTCAGCTCGGGGTGTTCTGCTATACTCTCGGCTACTACTCACCAGGAGATGGCGGCGGTAATGATTATGAGATCGTAGCAGCGGGGACTGGTACGGATGATGGTGGGTCGTTTATCAACTTGTCGGGCAGTGGATTGCAAGCTAAGGGGTTGTTTGGTGCCACGGTCAATGTGAAACAGTTCGGGGCTATTGGCGATGGCGTTGCGGATGATACAGCGCCTTTTAACGGCGCGATCGCACAGATCAATACTGCTAGCCAAGAGATGTTTATACCTGCTGGCATTTTCCGCATTACGTCTAATTTGCAAACAGTAACTCGATATTGCTCAGTGCGCGGTGATAGCCGATCAGTGACGCGGCTTTTGTTTGAAAACTGCAACGGCCTAAATTTTAACCTCTCGCTAAGCGATACAATTTATATCAGCACGATAGTAGAGAGTGTTTCACTATTAACTGATGGAGATAGTCACACCGGCATTTACTTCAAAGGCAAGCAAAGCTATGCGCCACATGATCCCGCTTTAGTGTTAAGAGATGTTTCAATAACCACTTCGGCGGCATATGATAGCAGTGTGGGAGATTCGGCTGAGTGGGGATGCGCTATTGATCTTGATGATGTTGACGAGGTCTTGCTTGATAATGTCTATGTATGCGGGTCAGAACTCAACGCAAAATTTCCTAGTAGAACCAGCTCTATTGGAATTAGAGTATCAACAGTTACAGGCTTGCGCATTTCAGATAGCCAGATTTTCTTACTAGGAACCGGTATTGATGTATCCGGTCAGTCAGAAGGAGGAATTTTTTCCGGGCTAACTATAGTGTCTGTCGATGTTGGTATAGAGTTCCATGATTTAATCAGCCCTTCCAATAATCATGTTATAGAGGGTTCGCATATTGCCGCATACACTAGGGGGGTTAGAATCACAGGATACGGCGTGTCGGAAATGATAACCGCAGTGTTCATCAGTAATTGCTTCATTCTTGAAAGAGAGGAAGCAACCACTACTACTAAAAGTGAATACGTCGCACTTGATATTATAGCGGAGCGTTCTGTTATAAGTAATACAACAATACAGTGTAATACTAGCAGGACACCAAGCAGAACCGCCATAAGGATTCCAAGCAGCAATAACATAATATCCAATATTATTGGATTAAATATAGGATCGCTTATTGATGCTGTAGACTCAGGAGACGGAAGGTTTAGCTATGTTTCAAATTGTATAGCAAACGGGAATTTAGATTCTTTAACTAAGGGCGCGACACACCTTTTTGTTAAAGGTGGCAATGTAATGGGGTCTATGCAGACGACAGCGCATTGGAATGCAAACACTTTCGCTGCGGCTGATTTAGACGATAAGAACTTGTTTGAGTTTTCGGGTAGGCGACTACTCCTTGGCGCTGATCGCGACAAGGGCTCTCGATACATTGACTTTAGAACACTTGTGGCAGGGACAGCAGATTTTGACACAAGAATCCTTTCTATAGGGGGTGGCGCAGCAACGGGGCAAGGGTCTTTGATATTTTACTCCTCATCGTCAATTTTTGAGGGTCAGATCAGGCCTTCAGTAGATTCTGAATTCTCTACGGGCAGCCCTAGTTACAGGTGGTCGGAGATTTACTCGACCACGGGCACAATAAACACGTCCGACGAGCGTGAAAAACAGGATATCTCGACTCTTGATGCGTCGGAGGCGCTAGTCGCAAAGCGGCTAAAAAGCCTAGTCAAAAAATTCCGCTTCCGCGATGCCGTCGAAAAAAAGGGAGCTGATGCTCGCATTCACGTTGGCGTGATTGCACAGGAGGTTGCCGAAGCCTTCGCAGATGAAGGGCTTGATGCTCACCGCTACGGCATCCTCTGCTACGACGAGTGGGGCGAGCAAGAAGAGATCATTCAGTCTTGGGAAAATGAGTACGATGGCAATGGCGCACTGACTAGATCAGCAGGTAGCGAGGTAGTACAAGAATACCGCCCTGCTGGGAACCGTTACGGCGTGCGCTATGAAGAACTTCTAGCCTTTATTATCAGCGCTATGTAACCCTCACGAACAAGCGTTATACAGCAAGCCAGGAGGCTTCCTAATGGCAACAGATATTAACGCCCTCTAGTCCGATCTACCCATGTCGTCTTGACGCCACACTCACCCCACACTCTGGGGTGAGTTTTTAATTATAGCTGTCACTTGATACTCTCTAATATATACTACTCTTTAGATCAAACTTACTAATAGTTATATTGGATTAATATTATGTCTAATGAGTCATTAGAGGTGCAACTGGCAAGACTAGATGAACGCAATAAAATGATTCTTATGAACATGGAAAATAGTCAACGTGATTCCAAAGAAGCACGAGAACATTTAAGGGAAGCCTTTGAATCTATTCGTTCTATTGATTCTAGATTGGAGAGATTAGAAGGCAGCTTTGCTACAACACAGCCTACAATTAATGAGTTCCGATCAGTAAAACAGAAGATAATTGGGGCAGGAATTTTAGGTAGGTGGGTATGGGTGGCTTTAACTGGTATCCTAGGATTACTCTATACAGTGCGTGAACATGTCATCGCATTTGTCACCAAATAATATGAGTAGCATATATGAATGACGATAATGAAATTCCTACTTTTAATGCAGCCATGCCCCCAAAGCTCACTGACTGGGAAAAGGAACCAAGCCTAAGAGACTTCGCATACCCTAATCAAACACAAATAGTAAACATAACCTTAACAGGTGACTTCGCATAAACATTTTTTTAAAGGTGATTTAACATGACTAAGATTGAAAAACCCTTAAACCTTACGAATACAATTTGGGCAGCAGGTGGGGAAGCTGTAGAACCCTCTAATTCAAAGAAACTCCAAGGGTGGGTTGCTGAAATCCCCCCTTTCCAATTTGAAAACTGGCTTCAAAACCGTAATGACCGTGCGCTTGCACATATCATCCAAATGGGTATCCCTGAATGGGATGCAAACACTGAATACCAAGCTAACCAATCTTATGTACAAGATGAAGATGGTGAGGTTTACCGTGCAACTGAGACACATACAGGTGTCAATCCTAAGTACGATACTGCAAACGTATGGGAACAACCCTTCTCATTCGATGCTCTAAAAGAACTTGCCACAGAAGAATCTACAGGTGTTGTTCGTAAAGCTGCTCAACAAGATATTGACCAAGGTACTCCTGGTTCTATCTTTGCAGACCCTTCGCAGATTCGACAGCTTGTTGAGAATATTAATGCCTCTTGGATAACAGGTGGTGTTCTTTCAAGTGGTACGTTACCAGATGCTACGGAATCTGATAAAGGCGCTGTGCGTAAAGCACGTCAATCAGACATTGATAATGGTACTGGTGATGATCGTTTCATCAGCCCTCGCCAGTTAAAATCCGTAGCTGATGATATTAAATCAACAACTGCTGGTGTAGCTTTATCAGGCAATCCTGTGATTACAGCAGGTTCTTCTGAGAATTATCAAATCACTAACTTCTCATCTTTCGATACTTATGAAGTTTCTATTGAGTTTGATAATGGTGGTACTGGGAATGTCTCTATCACGGATGATCTAATTTCTGTAGATATTGATGCAGGTGCTACTGGCGGGGTCATTTTAACAGTCACTAAAGGGGGTGTTGCTTATGACTTCGAACTTGCTATCGGGTCTTCTCGAATTAACCGTCCATCTATTATATTCCCTGTAAATGGTGCTACTAATATGCCTACAAATATCACGTTAGAATCTTCGAACTTCACAACCACACCAGCAGGCTTTGACACACACACTGCAACTGATTGGCAAGTAGCTACTGACATCACGTTTAGTAATGTTATTGCAGAGTCTTTAAATGACACGACTAATCTTTTACAGTGGTCTGTAGATGCTGATTTACAACCTAATACAACCTACTACGCAAGGGTTCGTTATTATGGCAATACATTAACAGTATCCTCTTGGTCACAAACAGCTTCTTTTGAGACTGCTGAGCGGCCTGCCACACCTACTATCACAAGCCCTTCGAATGGTGAGATTAATGTTGGAGAAACACCGACAATCACTACGAGTAACTTTTCAAGTCCTATTAGTGAAACCCATCAAGCAACAGATTGGGAAATCCGTTTAGCTTCGAATGATTCTTTAGTATGGTCTTCGATGAACAACACTTCTAATCTTACTTCTATTACGGTTCCTTCAGGACAACTTGCTGAGTCTACTGAATACCGTATCCGTGTAAGACATATCGGTTCTCAGTTAGGAGCTTCTGCATGGGGTACTTCTACATTTACTACTGAAGCGCAGTTCTTTGTATTTGATCCAAGCAGTGCTGGTGAACCTTTTGGTGGTGGTTATTATGCAGGCGCTAATATCGTTGTAGGTGGTACTACTTATGCGTTGGTAGTTGCTCCTAAAGCGCAAGGTGGTGAAGCCGGTTCAACATTACCTTGGGAGTGGACTGTTGATCCAGATGTTCCAGGGGCAACCTCTACTAATGATGGTGCAAGTAATACCGCAGCGATTGTAGCGGCAGGTGGTTCTTCTACAAGTGTTGCGGCGGGGTTTTGCAATAATCTTAGTATCAATGGTTACACTGATTGGCATTTGCCTAGTGCTGATGAACTTGAGATTTGTTATCGGTATTTGAAACCCACTACTCAGGCTAACTATGTAAATTCTAGTTATGGGCCTAATCCTGGTGGTAATGGTTCTAACCCTAATAGTGATCCTGTTGGTGGTGATTATACTTCTAGTAATCCTGCACAGACTTCTATTGCTATCTACCAATCTGGTGCGAGTGAGGCGTTTGTTGCTAATTACTACTGGACTTCAACGCAGCTCTCCGCTGGGGTCGCTTGGCGCCAGCGCTTCGACAATGGCGACCAGGGCACGTACCTCAAGTCGGACTCGTACTACGTCCGCGCAGTTAGATGGGTCGAAGTGTAACGCAGCGAAGCGTAGTTGGAACGAAGTACCCATCCCTATAACCTAAACCTTGGTGGTCGCTGCCTCCGGGCAAGCACCATCTCTACTAATCATTGTTGAAGCCCTGAACTGAGTCTTGCTGTTGTAAGGTTTCCAGTATAAACTTTAAAGTACACCTTATGAGTAAAGGAGTTTTAAATGTACTTTAAACCATTACCGCAACAGCAATTCCTACAAGAGTGCTTTGACTACAATGACAACACAGGCCAACTTACTTGGAAAGAACGTCCAAGAACACACTTTAACACGAACAACGCGCATAAAAGGTTTAACAATACACTCTCCGGTAAAATCGTTGGGACTACGCATAAGGGGAGAATGATTGTAAGATTCACATCCCAAGGGAAAGCATTAAATTACCCAATAGGCAGACTGATCTTCAAACTTGTTACTGGCGAAGACCCTAAAGGTGTCATTGACCATATCGACGGCAACCCTTTCAACAACGCTTGGGACAACCTGCGTGACATAAGTATAGGTGATAATGTGGCAAATATGCATAGTGTTAAGCGTAAAGGTTTACAAGGTGTTTGTTATGATAAGTCTCGGGGGAAGTGGTTGGCTAACATTAGGATACGCGGTAAAAAGATTTACTTAGGTCGTTTTGAAACCGAACAAGAAGCATATGACGTTTACATGCAAGCCAAACAAAAACGTCTGTCAGAAATTAAAGAAATCATTTAAAAACCAATCAGGAGTATCTACACTATGAAATACATCCGTTACACATTAGTTGATAAGAAAACCAATAAACCTGTTTCACAAGAACCTGCAAAGAATGGCCCAAAACATCCTGACGGTGTTACCCCAACATTCGATATTCAATCAACATTCTCAACAGGTGTTCCTACAATCTACGGTATTGCTGAAGATACTTTTGAACCCGCTGATTGGATGTTTGAACTCTCCGAAGAATCCTTCTACACCACCATGCGACAAGAATTTAAAACACGTGCTTCAGATCGTCGCAAGACTGTAGAGCGTGGTGGGTATTGGGTAACTCCTGAGACTTTTGTAAGAACTGACGAAGGTTCCCAGAACCGTCTTGCACAGCTTGTGACAACCATTAATAACGATCCTGATCTTGTATCAGTAGACTTCGAAGTAACACCAGGACAATGGACAACCTTTGATACAGCTACTGCATTAACGGTTGCAAAGACAGTATCAAGGCATGTCCAACGTTGCTTTAGCTGGTGTAAAGGTGTCCATGAATCTTTAGATGCTGCAAATACTTTAGATCAAATGCAACCTATTGTCAACGATATTTCAAACTTTGTTGCTGACGATAACCCGCCTGTGCAGGCTACACAAGATGCTTGATTCATTGACTATTAAAGAATGGCAGCTTATCTACTTCTTAATCACAATGACTTTCACACTGTTTAACACACTCGTCTTGTTATCTTGTGTACGTGTTGTAGATAAACTGTTCCATGAGAGTGAGTTATTAAAACTTATTAAGAAACAAACATAAGACTAAGGATTCTCAATTATGCCACCAACAAGTGATATAGAAAGACGCTTAATGTCTTTGGAGGAAGAGGATAGGCGTCTTCGTGATGCTTTAGGAAAACTTGTGACGAATACGGAGGTGATGAATAACACCTTGCAAATCCTTACTGGTGACATTTCTCCAAGGATGGAGAACCTTGAAAAAGAAGTAAGAGGTATGCAGAACAGACAATCAACAAACACATTGATATTGGATGTTGTTAAGTGGTTTGCAGCACTTATTGCAGGTTCTTCAGTAACAATGGCGATGGTTTATTTGTTTCAGAATGGAGGTTCTTGATGAATTGGTTTGATGAAGTGATTAAAAGGAAACCTGATAAACGAATACCTGTAAAAGACCTTACACACTCTCAATCTGCTGTTGATATTATTAAGGAGTTTGAAGGTTATCGTTCAAAGGCGTATTTAGATGCAGTCGGGATTCCAACAATAGGGTATGGGTTCGTTAAAGGTGTTTCTCTTGGTGATACAATTACTAAAGAGGATGCTGTAAAGCGCCTTGAGGATGAAATTAGTGAACATACGGCAGCTATCCATCAACGTGTAAAAGTTCCTCTGTACCAGCATGAATACGATGCACTAGCTTCTTTTATATTCAATGTTGGTAAAGGTGCATTTGCACGTTCAACACTCCTGAAGAAACTTAACCAAGGTGATTATAAAGGCGCTGCTGATGAATTGTTAAGATGGGATAAGGCAGGTGGGAAGTCTTTAAGAGGTCTTACTAGGAGACGTGAAGCAGAACGCAAGATGTTCCTTGGTGGTGATTTATGATTAAGAAGGTATTACTCAGCAGCCTACTAACAATCACATTAACAGCCTGTACAGCAATCCAAACACCTTTTGACGAAGATTATACCTTTGGAGACACGTACAAATCTGTGTACACACTTCAACAAACCTATTGCGCATCTACTGATCCTGCACAGCAAGCACTTTACAGGGGGCTTCTTAAACGCCTTTATGGTGACTACCCCTCCGAAGGTGTTTGCACAGATATTCTTGAGGTGTTGAATAGTTATGAAGAAGATAACCAAGGTTGATGACTTAACACTTTTAGTTACCACACCAGTACCTAGGGATTATCCTGCAAAGCACCTTGCTAAGAAATCTGACAAAGTAATGTTGGTTGAGGATTATGTTGTAAGGGTTACTTTTGAAGATGGCTCTACGATAATCATCAGAGTTCCTAAACTGTATGTGACAGATGGTTCAAGTGTCCCTAGGTTCTTCCACAGGGTCTATCATCCTTTCATTACGGAAGCGCGATGGTCGAGCTGTGTACATGATTATATCTACAGCGACCTTTACAAGTATTACTCAAAGGAATTTGCTGATGAACTTCTAAGGTTTATGATAAAGCGTGATGGTGGTCATTGGTTTATGCAGCAAGCTTTCCATAAGGCTGTCAGGCTTAATATCAAAGGAGGTGGTTGGTAATGCAATATAAACAGCGTATCAAGGATAACAGTGAAAGCATCTCTGTAAGCGCTTCTGTATTGGCTGTGTGGATCTTTACAACGTATACCAATACTAACCCACCAGCAGAAGTCATCGTTGCTTTAGGAACCCTTGTAGGGGCTTTTGCAGCCCGTTTGAAAGGATGATACACATAGAAACAAGAAAGCCCCTATCAGGAACCTTTGTAAAGAGGAACTTGAACAGGGGCTTTTTATTACTCACTACTTAATCAAATAATTCGTCAGGGTCATGGTATTTATACTTCCTCAAAAGATCATCATAACCGCCTACGATTGATGAAGTCCCTTCGAGAGAAGAATCAACAATGAATGGGACAGTCTTACGGTTCATTTCATGTTTAACAAAATGCAGAGCCTTATCATCTTGTGAAATGTCGATGTATTGGTGATTTAGATTCAAATTCTTAATGTATTCTAAGGCTAGTGTGCAGTATGGGCAGTTGGGTTTACCGTAAACGAATAGCATGTTTTAATTATTCTCCCCACACATTTTTAGGTTTCCATACGTCGCAATATGTCGTGAAGCACCCAAGATTACAAATGTCTTCCAAATAGAATTAAAAGTTTGCAGAGCTTGTGAGTGGTTGATGGTGTAGTTTTGGATTTCTTTGTCTAATTGCATGTTAAGTCTCCGTCTGATTGTTGGTTGTTTAAAAGCCCCCCAAAGAGGGCGCTTGTTAGTTATGCTTCGCAAGCCACGCAGTCATCCTTACGGCCCGTAGCAAGTTGTTTAGAGGCGTTCAAGTTGTATTGGTAGTAGAGTGATACAACACCACGTTCCCAAGCATAATACATAAGACTGTTAATCTCTTTCACAGGCATACTTGGATGAACCATGATATTCAAAGACTGGCTCTGGTCATAATATACCTGACGATCAGCGGCGTGGTCAATAATTTCTTTAGGACTGATTTCTTGCATTGTCTTGAACACATTCTTTTCATGTTCACTCAAGAAGTCCAGATGCTGAACACTGCCATCATTTTTAGAAATGCTGTCCCAAACGTCAGGTGTGTCCTTGCCATATTCTTGCAAAAGCTTTTCCAATGCTGAACTTTTAACTTCTACCTTGAGCTTTGCAAAATCAGCAATGTAATAGTTAGAGAATAGTGGCTCAATACCCTGCGACACACCGCCAGCCAAAAGACTTGAAGACTTTGTAGGGGCGCACGCCATGAGCGTTGTGTTACGTCTCCCATACCCTTCAAGCACTTCAGGTTCACCAAACAATCCTGCAAGCTCTTTAGAAGCCTTGTAAGCCTTCTCTTCAATAACCTTATGGACTTCTTTGTTCAATTCTCTTGCTTCTTCAGACTCAAAAGGGATCATCTTGTCTTGAAGCATTGTGTGGTAAGCTAGTACGCCCATTCCGAGCGCTCTGTGACGCTTCATAAAACGATATGCACGCTTCATAAAAAAGAATGTTGTTTCCTTTTCATGGTCTTCAGAATCCCGCATAGCTTCAAGTTTCTCAAGGCTTTCTGTAACTACTGAGTCAAGGAAGTACACAAGTGTTTCTACAGCATCCGTGTCTTTCCAATCATCATACTTCTTCAAGTTCATTGATGAAAGCACGCACACAAAGCTCTCTTCATTGTTTGAAGGCAGTGATATTTCCGAGCATTGGCCTGTCAAAATACCGTTAAACATACCCATTCCACGTTTACTTTCAGTGAAACAGTAGGTGTTGTCATAACGCCCCTCATCAATAACTTCTACCACTTTGTTGAAGTGGCTGCATTCACGGTTCCCACGATAACTGTAGTCAAGATTAAGGCGGCTAAATTTTATACCTAAATCTACAAGCTTGCCTACTTCATGTTGACCGAGCAATAATCTCCAAGCTTCTTGGCAATAGAACGCTTTATTCTCACCAGAACCATCATTAGCAGGCATCATCCTTTCACCAGCATCGGCAGCATGGTTGATACGTGAGTTTACCCCAAGCGTTTGCAGCATCATTTGAACATCTTGCAAAAACCCTTTGTTAATACTCCCCAGTTGCAAGGATTGTGTCTTTCCATTTCTGGCGATTGTCCCATCAGAATCGAATATACCTGCTAACCATTCTAAACGACTTTCTACAGTATAGTCATGGGTAGGCACAAAGAACTTATCTTTCAATACATCGCTGTGACCATACTCCCGGTTCAAGTTGTCTTGAACATACCAATTTTTAAAGATGTCTCCAAGCCGTTCTTTTACAGCATTGAGTCTTTTGTCGTGGTAGAGGTAAATGCGTTTTCCGTCAGCAGTTAAGCAGCCATCGCCAGTATAGAAACCGTTTGCGTAAGCGTTGTCTAGGACTTCGGAACCCTCTACGACAGGCAAAGAGTCAAACTTAATCAGCTTATCACCGGTTTGCAAGTCCTGTGCGCGCTTTTCAATCACTTTACTACAACTGTAGGAAGTCTGCACATAGAACTTGTGGTAAGGTGTACATTCTAGTTCCAATCCATTAGAAGTAATAACCTTTACAAGCTTCTGGTTATCCCCTGTCCTTCGAACTGTAGTTTCAGACCACTCTTTACCATTCCATACTTGTACATCTTCATTTTCTAATTCGGCAATTTCGATATAACCTTCAGAAGTTAAGATTTTAGTCTCGGGGGATACACAAAGATTACTAGAGTGAATATCCATACCCTTGTCTTTGTAGACTTCTGGTTTATTTCGATTTGCGTTATCCAACCACACCAAGTACGGAAAGCCTATCTCTCCACGAACTTTCAAAGTTTTCGCCCAAATCTTACGGTTCCGCTTATCTCTTTCAGTCTCCCCGCGTTTAACAGATTCCATAAATTCATCTGAAACAGTGACGCCTGTAGTAACATCTTGGATCAAATTCCCGTCGCGTGCAATCTCTAAAAACTCTTCTGCGTCCGCGTGCTCAAGACTCAGATAGGGTGCTACCCGACCCCTTCGCTGCGAACCTTGGGAGATTACATCAGTAACCTGTTCGAAGAGTCGTGCAAAATGTACTGCTCCAGAAGTCTTTCCATTATTGGTAATGTCGCTACCCCTTGGTCGAATAGGTGTTAGATTAACTGACGTGCCACCGCCAAGTTTTGACATAATACCAATCTCAGACTGTGTAAAAAGAATGTCTGGAATGCTGTCTTCACAGTGACTGTTAAAACATGAGATAGGCAACCCACGATCTTCACGGCCATAGTTTGCCCATACAGGACTCGACAAGCTATAGAAACCCTTTGCCATGTAGTCATACATCTTGTTAGAGAATCCTTCTAACCCAAGACGTTTCTCAGCAGCATCGCAAATATCTCGGATACGTCCTTCGGCAGTTTCTCCCTCTAATGTGTATCCAGACTGTAGAAATTTACGTGAGTTTTCGTTCAACCATTCAAATGACATTATTAAATATCTCCTATTAAAACAAGTCGTCTTCAGTAAATGACTTATTAACCTTGGTGTAGTTTACGTTCTTACGTGCAAAGAAATCAGGATTGGTGGTACTGTTCACCTGAATTTCAAACCACTGGAACTTCTCTTTCGTCTTATCTTGTACTTCAAAAACCTCTGGGAAACCGATCATTTCCATGCTCTTGTTGAAACGCCAACGTAGATAATCTTTGACTTCTTCTTTTGAAACAAAATCTAAATCGCCACCTTCAAAAATCCAATCCAAAATCTCACTTTCTGCATCCATACTGACTTTGCAAGCATCATGAGTATCTTGAACAAGCGCCTCAGTAAACCAATCAGGATTCTCTTCTTTGATCGTGTTGATGATCTCGGCACCAAACATGGCGTGAACGCTCTCATCACAAGCAGAGCTTTGAACAACATTGCTAATGCCTACCAGCATATTCTTGTAGTTGTCAAAGCATGACATAATCAAGAATTGCCCAAACAATGATACATTCTCAACAAACATTGAGAAGAGCAACACTGAACGCATGAACTCTTTGTTGCTTGAATCATTGGGTGATACAAAACGCTTTAGGTATTCTTGCCGCTTACGAAGACAATCAATGTTATCAAGGTCTTCAAAAAGCTCATTCATCCCAAGGTACTCTAAAAGCTGTGAATAAGCTGTTGCGTGGATAGATTCGTTGTTACTGAAAGCTGCTCCTACATCTGCCACTTCAGGCTTGGGTAAACGGTCGTAAAGTTTTCCCCAGAAGGTTTTCACAAACCTCGCTTCAATCTGTGAAATAGCCAGCATTGTCCGTTGGATTACTTGGCGTTCATTCTCACTTAGTTCTGAATGATACTCTTGGATAGACGCTGTGAAGTTAAACTCATCGACTACCCAGAACGCTTGGTGTACAGCATCCATGTACTGCTTAAAATGCGGATACTCAAACGGTTTGTAGTTCTCCCTTGGTCGAAAAATGTCAGGTTCATGTGCTTTCCGATAAGTAACATACTCTCTCGCAACGTCAAAAGCCTTAGCGTTCATAATACCGTCTTCAACAAGTTTATGAACCGTATCAACACTCACAATATCTTCTTCAATATTCTTCTTCACATACCGTACAACCTTATCTTGCAGCTTATCATCTTCATAGTCAGTCCGTGACATTGCTTTACCAACGGCTGCTTTAATCTTCTCACCATCAAAACTTACAACGTCACCATTACGCTTCAATACTTGCATTATTATCCCCTATTCTTAAAACCCAGTATCTTCGGTGGAATGATAGGGGCAATTCATATTGTAAACCCTTCGATCAGTCCCTACCAATTCTTCATTATCAATCTTAGGGCATGTACAGCCCTTCAGATAAAATTCATACTTCCACATAGAAGGGTTCTCTTCAAAACCCCAACAGTATTGTAAAGTGTATTCAATCTGACGAACCCTCTCAAGCGCTTTATGGTAACTGTCTGTGAACATCTCAGGTCTTGTTAAGGTGCTGTACATCCGTTTGTACAAGACTTCAAGAAGTTTGATACGTTCTTCTGAAAGACCTTTAGACTCTGCTAAGGCATAGTTCATGTGAATCATGTTCAGTCCTCATTCATAGCCTCAATGGCTTTGTTCTGATACCAGATACCCTTTTTCAAATCTTCTTCGTTATCCCATTTATCACGCCAAAGGTATTTGATAGAAGTGCCTTTACAGTATGCTATAAAACCTTCTTTACCAAGTGCTGCACGGATAGCATCAATACATTCGATACCATTATCAGATTGGTAATGTGGAGGGTGGTTTACCATGTCTGTCATTACAAGTTACCTTTGATAATGTCTGTAAGTTTTCCTTCAGGTTGCTCGAATGTGTTGCCTTTTAAAATCTTGCACCCACCTGTCTCAACAACCTTTCCAACAACTCGGTAAGCGTCTTCACCAACCTTTTCATATTTTACATCGGTGTAACGTGGATCGTCAATATAATTCTCAACAGATTTCTTAGCATCTTCTTCAGTTGTTGGGAACTTTGATAAATTTGCTTCATTGACAACTGACAATGCTAATTCTAATTGCTGACGTGTTAATCCTGCTCGGTAAGAAATCCCAACAGCCGTCACAATAATATCTACAACTCCATCCAAAACACCTGTCATATCACCATCACGGTTAGCTTCTACAGTCTCACGAACCTCCTCTTGAGCAAGGTTGATAGCTTGTCGAATATTCTCGTAAGAATCATCAATAGGTGTGTTTCCATATTCATTGAACTTGTAGATTGATTCAAAGTGTGTGTTCATTGGTTATTCTCCCATCAATACAGCTTTTGCAAGTTTATCTTCATTCTGACTTATCAAGTCTCCCTCTTCCCATGCTTCGTACATGTGGTAAATAGTACCATCTGTTCCAAGAGTAATCTCTTCAATCATATCAAAAGGAAGATAATCATGGTCATTACCACGTTCCACCAACAGCAAATTCGGATTAAGTTTTTCAAGTTTCTTTATAGCATCTTTTACTCGCATTTTGTCTTTACTCCGTAGTCACTTGGCATTGCTTCTAAAAGTCCATCCATAATATCGCCTATAACTTCTTTGTGCGCAAGGTAATTAATAAATAATTCTTCATCACCTCCAATATTGTACACAATATTCTTCATAACGGCTACAACATAATCAGTCAGATTGTCAATCGCTTCGTAGCGTTCGTCAGCTTGGATGTCTTCAATTTCCATTTCAAATCTCCTATCAATGATCTTCAAGATATAGAGCAGCTTTACGAAGCAACTCAGGATTGTCTTGGAAGTTAGCAATGCCCCAGTTGCAATACTTGCAAATAAGACCTCTATTGTGCGTCTTATCATGGCAATGGTCAAGATTGAGAGTTCCGACCTCTTCCTCATGTCTCTCACAAATCATACAACGATTTTTGCAACCTTGCAAGAGGGTTTCGTAAAGTTTTAGAGATAATCCGTAGCGTCGTCCAATATCTGATTTAAGTTTCTTACGGCATTTGTAGGCCACTTGTCAAGCTCCTTGTTAATATTCCTGTTTAGTCTTCACAGCAATCCAGTAAGCATCTGCTAAGTCTTCCCTGCCCTGAGCTTTGGTAACTACGGAGAACATCTTCTGAACACGTTCTGGTAAAGCATTGAACATATCTTCTTTAGAAGCCTTGCCTGAACCTGTTGCAATCTTTTTAATGGCGCTTGGTGTGTAAAGTTGCGGGTCATGCCCATCTTCTCTAAGAGCATTGACAATCATATATTGAAGCCCTGCCAAAGTCTGCAAAGTTGAACCCCGCATGCCAAATGCTAAATTTTCTATACCGATTGCAAAAGATTCCGCATCACTATATTCATCAATCGTGCGGATAACATTTGCAATGGATTCCGCAGCATTCTTTGAACGTGTGAAGTAATCGCCGTCATCTTTTAAAGTCTGGACAACTTCAAACTTAACAACGTTGTCTTCATTGTCCAATACGACAATTCCAGAATTTCGATAAGACTGGTCAATACCTACGTAATAAATGTTCATGTTCTATTCCTCCTTTGGAATTTGGTACTCTTCTCCCTTCTTCCTCCACATATATGCTAAGCGAAGATTCTCTAACATGATTTCTTCAGCAGTCTTGGTAACTTCTTTTCCGTCCCATGTTGTGTAGGTGTACTCGTCACCAAAGTAATTACGATAAGCTTCTACAGATTTATCATACATTTGCCGCTCTGTAGTACATCCTTCAAGAATCTTTTTAGCTTTCACCTTCCCAATCCCAGGGACACCTTCATAATTATCCACACTCATATCGCCAGCGAGTGTTTGGATGAAGAGCCACTCTAAACCCTCTTCCGGTGTGATATATCGGAATTGATCTTTAACCCAATCGTAATGGTGAAGAGGTGCCTGATAAACATCTTTATCTAAATTGGCCGCAACCGCCTTCAAACCTTTTCGATAACAACTCCAAAGACCTACCGATAAAACATCATCGCACTCAATATAATCTACAGGTTTTGCACCATGTGTTTGCATCAAGTGTTCGGTAACGGCGTCAATCCAACGAGGTTTTTCCATCTTCTCTCTGCTGCCTTTGTACTTATGGATAGTTGAGATTGATAGCCTGTAAGTGTCATTACCTGTTAAGTGCAACTTATACTCATCAGCAGGACAGTTCTTTTTGATGTGTTCGATAATAAGGTCACATGCGTTCAATGCCTGTCCACGTTCCCCGACTACTTTCTCAGGTTCTTTGTAATACCCTGCTGTGTCAACCATCAAGAACTCTTCTAATTCTTGTAAGTGATCTTTAGCAGCCTTAGCAGAATCAAAACGGTCAATATGGTTTCCTTCAGCGTCGTACAAATGCCAATAAGTTTTCTCTGCTGCAAAGCTACTACGATACTTTATCAAGTCGCAGTCAATGAAACATACATCAAACTTCTCAGGAACATCTTCTTTAGCAATTATTGCCATACCCACTTCTCCCAAAGAAATAAAAAGGGCAACCTGTCAAAGCTGCCCTTCTGTAAATTAACCCTTAATAAAGCTCATCATCCTCTTCGCCAAAGTCAGGCTGTTCATCTGGCTCAAAAGGTGGTTCTTGTTGGACATCTGAATCCTCTGAAGGCTTGCCAGCATTTTCAGGAACCTCTGCTAACTCAATGTCACCTCCAAAGAAATCTTGTTCTTCTTCAGACATCTTATTACCACTACCTGAACCTTCATACTCAACAAGTTCTTCGACAAGCATTTTATCAGGGTATGATGACACACCATAAGAACCCTGGTCTGCATAGCGCAGCAATAAGTTTACGACTGAACCATTTCCAACTAACTTTTCAAAAGTAATGTCAACATTCTTACCATCAATCTTCTGGATTGCGCGTGGTTGAAGTTGTGTCAAAGGCGTACCATCCCGCTTCTGACAACGCTGTGCCTTCTTAATTACAAAGAACTTCTTTTGTGAAGGATCAAGATTAGCTTCTCGGAACTTATCATCGTCAATGTCACCCTCATCATCTACAAGGCGAAACTTCTTAGCAGCTTGTGCTTTAGAAAGCTTCTTAGAAGACTGTTTATCGCTTACTGTCTCGTCGTAGGCGTCTGCTGTGTCTTCATCAACAACAATCTCTACAGTCCATTCGAAGTTCTTCTGCTGAGCCTTGGGTAAATCTTTCTCATCGTAGATTACAGCAGGCTCTTTGAACTTCGTGTAGAAGGCTACACCACCCATAATAGCTGCTTTCTCGATGTTGCCTTTCTTAGCCTGTTTGATGATCTTGAATTCGCTCATTTGTGTAAATCTCCTGTGTAGTTTATTTAAAGCTGGATGTTAAAGTTGATCGGTTGAATGTCCATTGTACCTTCAAGTTCCTGCTGATGCAACTGCTCAAGTACCTCCGCAATATCCTCAACACTCCCTTCAAACGTATGCTCAACAGTTTCAAAGCTTTCACCAACATGCGTGCTTACCGAATGTGTATAAATCATTTATCCAATCTCCATATTCATGTCTAATTTGTTAAACTTACTCTGTCTTTTCAACCGTTCATCACGCTGCTTACGACGTTCTTTCGGATCACTGATTTTCTTTGAATCGCCTCGTCCATATTCTTTGTTAGTTACCTTTTCAAAAAGTGTCTCAGGGTGTTCCTCATAAGACTCTTCAAGTTCTTCAAGATATGCCTTATCAATCTTACCAGCTTGGATATTCATGGTCAATCCTTAATTACTTTAAATGTTTCAGTGCTTGTGTACTTTCATTATTCAACAACAGCGAGTTTCAAAGATACTTCTTTACCAATCTCATGTAAAGCACAGTTAAATGGGTCAATATCATTATTCGAACAGAGTTCTTGGATGCTGTCTAAAGTCCCTATGTAAGCTCCATCAGATTCAGTGAAGATTACGTATTTAGTGTCGTTCATTTTTAGTCACCTCTTAATGTTTGTTAAGCAACTCTTCAGCAGCTTGCCAAATCTTTTCTTTCTTAGCACGTTCCTCAGCAACAGCGTTTTTGTGAAAGAGCTTGGCAATTTGTTTAATATCTGCCTTACTGTATTCTTCAGAGTCTTCAGCAGCGGTTTCACAGATGTCTTTGATAGAGTCTTCGATAGAATCTTGTTGCAAAAGGAGTTTTGAAATTTCAATAGCAGCGTTTTCGATTTTCTGGTCAAGCATTTTGTCTAGTTCCTTTTAATGTTGGTTGGTGTGCGTAGCTGTTTCACAAAGGATTAAGAAGTGATTTCCTAACCCTGTGTAGTTATCTTATCAAAGGTGGTTGCGGAGGTCAAGGGTTATTTTAGAACATCTACAAGTTTTTTCGCTTCAGCAATGTAGTAGTCGTAATCAATATCCCACCGAAAATCCTTCACATTATTGCACGTCTTGATGTTCCATTCCTTGTCAATTCCTATATAACGTTCCTTCTCAGGGTCTTTCGGAAGTGGTGGCATGATCTTCACAAGCTTCTCACCTTCCTTGCTGATGTAATACCTGCAAATGTTCTGCTGCAAAGTCTCTTCACCGTCTTCGTCAATCGTTACCAAGCGTGATGAACGAGGTACTTTGGTACGCAACATGAAATCAAATTTGTCAGTGTGCTTCCGAATAAACTGTTCAACATCGCCACCTTTGATAAGCGCATGTTCAGCAGCTTTGGGGATCACCAATGAGGATTGATTCTGATGCCATCCTAGACCATCATACTCATAAGACCCTTTACGTTTCACTTTACCATCTTCACCAACTGCTAGGTAGTTGTTCACATCACGAATGCACATCTTTGTGTAGATCGCTTCTTCAAGCTCAAGTTTAGTAATTTCTTCCCAATGTTTCGCCTTACCATCAAGTTCATGCTTGCGATTTCTTGGCAAACGAACTGTTAAACCATCCGTGTTTATTTGCAACATTTCAAGACCCTCAATCTTGAACAAGTCTTCAGCAAGCATACAAAGTGAAAGCTGCCCGTTTATTGTGATAGCCATTGTATAACGTGGATCGTAAAAAGGGCTAAACTTACTATTACTGTCCCCATACACACCATTTAAAGCAAGCTTCATCATCGCATTTTCAGGCGTTCCTTTCGCATACGACTTACGCTGCATGTATACATCCTGATAAATATCGCAAAAGTTCTCACTTAAATGTGCTGGGTAAACCCTGTTAGAAATTGCTAAGTTCGGATAGTAGCTCGCAACATCCAAGTCCACAATGACATTCTCATCATCGGAATTTATTACTTGAGATTCTACAGAACCGTGAATGCCCCCTGTACCAAAATCAAACTGGAACCCATCAACAACAGTGTTCAGGTTCTTAGCGACTCTCCACATGCCGTAATAACTGATCTTCTTACTCTTCAAAACCTTCTCTTCGACCCAACCTTTCGGATGTTCCTTGTAAAACTCGTCAAGGTCTTCTTGCGAAGGTTTGTCTTTAAACTTTTTCTTCTTTGTCAGCATTGTCGAATACTTCGCAAGCTCTCCAAGATTCTCTTCAGGCAGATCACTAAAAACTCCCTTGGTTTCTGTGATGCGTTGCGTTTGAAGCCATTCGACGACAGATTGAAACTCCGGTCTTTCAAAATGAACGTAACTAAGGACAATATCTCCCAAATCAACGTATTCACGTTTTGTCTGATTTAACTTCCTAGCACCTCCTGGTAACTGACGATAACAAGACCCCGGCATTTCCTGCTCAAGTTTCATTATGAAGTAATCTTTACCGATCTTTGTGTCATTGTGATTCATAAAGTCGCGGTCGTATTTTTGACTCAGCTTTTCACGAAACTCAATAGCACCCAAAGACTTCTCGTAAAACAAATACGTTTGGTAAACATCGTGCTTATTATATTCAACAAGCGTTTCCATTTCATCGAAAGTAAGATTTCTCCCAGGTTCAAACGGTAAATCTTCAATATTGTCAGAACGCATGTTGAACTCCAGCATCTTCAACGATGTCGCACGCGCCTTGTTATTGAAATGGTGAATTAAATACAAATCTAATTGCTGAATAAACCTCTTATTGGGTGAAATCAAGTGGTTGAACTTCTCGTCATCATCGGCAGTAATAATCTGCATTGCCTTTTCATACAAACATTCCGATGTTACATTTTTATTAGTGAGGAAATAATGCAGAATAGGGTAGTCAAATCCTACATTATTGAATCCTACCATACGATCTTTATTTTGATACAGTTTCTTTAGAAACTGACGTAAGTGTTTTTCGTCATTACGTCGATCACTAATTTCAAAGACCCATGATTCTTGACCATCAACACTTCCTACCGCTGCTGTGAAGCAGTTTGGATAAGTCTCAAGGTCGTAGATGTAGTCCATTGTTACTCCTAATATTCTTCTGAAGGTTTATCAAAACCCCATCCACCAGAAGAAGCCTGTTCAAAATCATCATTCTCGAACTCAGCTAGTTCTGCTTCTTCGTAAGGATCGGAACATGCTTCAATCTTAGCACTTGATGGATTGTATCGCAACCACCCTGCACTAGATGTCAAACCAGTGCGCCGACACTTGACCAGTGTGAGTTTTGTTGAATTGCGAATCTTTTCATTTTTATTCACCTTGTCACGACTCATCAGAATAGTATTAAAAGCAATCTGGTTAATCGCTGAAGACCCTTTCAAGCTGTACTCAGAAACAGCATGAGGCTTATCGTCGTCTGGTTTCTTCATGTGACTCACCACGACAATGCTCGCCATAGTTTCTTTAGCAAGTTTCAACAGTGAATCCATGAAACTATCAATCACATTGTTTTCGTTACTTGGTACAGCAGCTTGCAAAGGATCGACAACGACCAATTCACAACCCATACCCTTCACCAACCAACGAATCTTCTCAAACATTTGCTCAACAGATGTAAAGGAGCCGTTGTGATTCACTGTCACAATCTTATCGTCACGACCAATCATGTCCTGAAACTGTACTTTCAATTTCTCCATATCCATTTCGGAATACTTTTGTAGTGCTAGGTTTTGTTCAGTGTGAATACTCAAAAAACTGCGTACAATTTCTCTTGGACTGCTCTCAAGATACATTAAACCGACGCGCTTCGGCGTATGGGTAGCTACGTGATAGACCATGTTATTAAGCACTGTTGATTTACCAACACTGGTTAAAGCACCAATGACTGTTACTTCACCAGCAGCAGGCCCACCGCCCATCAAGTCAGCTAGTTCAGAAAATTGTGGAGGCAGTGGAATAATGTCATCCTCAACCGAGTGTTCAAATTCTTCCCAAAGCTGTCCTAATGTACAAACGTCAACTGGACTGAATCGTTCAGCTTTAAAGAACGCAGTACGAAGTTCACTTACACGATTCTGAACAAGCATGTCATTAGGGTCTTTTAAAGGCAACTTGGCAATATGCGCTTTACCAGGGTTGAGTAAGCGTGCAGCTTCATTAACGTATTTCTGAGCAGCTTCGTCCATATCGAACATAAGCACGACTTTATCAAACGAATTGATAAACTCAAAATTGTTTTTTAACTGCTTAATGATTGATCCATCACCAGCAGTAACGCTGACAACAGGTGTCCAATACTCATTGCCGTCCCGAATAGTGTTAAGAACTTGAGCAAGCGCTAGACAATCACATTCACCAGTTGTTATCGCAAGATACTTACCTCCGGCTTCCCAAACAGATTGACCAAACAGATCATTGTTGGCTTTAGTATTACCAACAGGCTTTGAGAAGTCTTTAGGTAAAATGCGCTGCTTGAACCCTACAACCTCTCCCTTTTTAGTCATTGGGTAATATTGTGAGTATAAATCACCATTTTCATCAAAGCGACTGCGTACACCGAACTTTTCACAAGTTTTCTTTGTCAGTTTACGCTCTTTCCACCCACGACATTCCAAAGACATAATTTCATCAAGGTCTTCTTGTGAAATCTTTGAAGGCTTGTTGTCAGTTTTGTACGATTCTAATTCTTCCACCACGAAGTTCTCCTCAATTTTTTCAGATGAAATATAGCCACAATTTGAAAAGCAAAATCCTGTATACTTACCATCAGATTGCTTGTATACCGCTAAAGGATCATGTCCCCCACAACTAAAGCAGGGGAAGTGACCAAGGAAACTACCGCTTTCTCCAGTGTTCATATTTAGATGCTATCCTTTTTTCAGTAAAGTTAATAAGAGCGTCATACGCGACATCTGTAATCTGACTTCGGAAATTGTGGGCCAAGTTTTCAAGTTGCCTTTGTTTCATCTCTAAATATTTTTCAAAAGCATCTTCTATTTTTTCATGGCGACCTCCCCACTCTGAATTTTGCCGCGTGCCACATGAGGCAGAATATTTACCAGTCTGTTTACAATAATGTACCCCAGTTGGGAGATTATCATGTTCTCTCATTTTTCTCTGGTTATGAGTCATTGCAATGGCAATATTGACTTCATTCGGTATAAAACAACATGTCGCTTCAGAATAGAGTTGAGAGTTACCTATTAAATCTTTATCCAGGAAAAAACCTTCTACATAATTTTGGTCAAACCATTCTGCAAAATTCTGAAAATTGTGCCAACTGGTATCAACACTAACATGTCTATATCCTGGGTCAGTTTCCCAAACAGACTCACAATAACATCTTTTAAGCATGTTTGCCCATGTATTGTGAACTTTTGTGGACTTTTTACAATCGTGTTGACCCACACCACGATAACCAACTCCATATAGCGTTCTATCGAATGGCGTTGTTGACCACTTATATTTCAGATTGCAATTCATAGTCCAATAGGGTACATCTTCTGCAATTACTTCATTGGTAATCGGTTTTACAAGTATATTTTTATAATCTACATATTTTAAAACCTCTACAAAACCATTTTTTAATTCAAGAAAATCCCCCTCTTTAATTTTTGATGGTCTACCCATAATCAAACCCCCTCAGCACGGTCTTTTTCCATTGCCTTAACAACAGCCTTACAAACCCCACCCCTCTCAATGTCATCACTACTCGCTTCAGTATACCCGACAATATGTTGAAGATTGTGGCGCTTTACAAAGTCTAATAACCAAGTAATCCCATCAAGACCCTTTTGATCTTTCTGCGTAGGGTCACCAAGGATAATCAATTTACCACCATCCGCAAGACGTGTCAATATCGTGTACATCTCTTCAGGTGTTGTCAACTGTGCCTCATCAAGAACTGTGATGTAATTGAAATTACGCCCTCGGATATATTCAAGAGGTTGTAGTTCAATAGTTCCATTGTGAATGCTTGATTCGTAAAACCCTGCTCCATAGCGCTGCTTGATAACGTCAATCATCGGCATCATCAGCGGCTCACATTTTTCAATAGCGCTTCCCTTTAAAAGCCCGATAGAATTACCCATTAAGATGTTTGGGCGAGCGATAACAAGCTTATCATAAATACCCTTTTTCAACCAATCGGTAACTTCTGACATTGTTAAGAAGGTCTTACCAACGCCTGCAACAGCATTAAAAATCACAACATCTTTGGTGTTCAAATGCTTTAGAAATTGCTTCTGGTTCTCATTACGTGCTTGAACAGGTGGCTTGATATATTGCTCTTTAACCTGTTTACCCTTTTCCATTTTATTCTCCCAACGCTGCTGAACGACTTTTTGCTTATTACGTTTTGGCATTGTCATCATCCTTCTTCTGGTTACTATCTCTAAGCCTTCTCGGCCTCTTTAACAGCCTTGATCATTTTGTCCTGAATAACCAACGGAAGATCCATCCTTTCATGGTGTTCAAAGGCACGAACAAGTGCTTCATAAAGCTTCTGATTAACAGCCTTAACTTTCAAGTAATCTTCCTCCTTTACCCAGAAAACATTATCACCATTCTCTCGAAGGTCATCACGAACCCGTATACTATCATAGATCATAACCATTTTAAATCTCCTTCTCAGCCTTCACAATCATATCAACATACTTCTGAACTTCGCCAGCACGTCCTTGATACCCATGTGAAGCCATAATCTCACGCCATTCAATAAGTGTTGATTTGGTCATCCCAAGTGTCTTCAAAATCACTGGCTGAACATCTTCAACACCTAATTCAACAGTTAATTTGTCAATACATTTTGCCATTTTAGATATTCCTCAATGATAACACATGAATGCATAAGTCTTAATCTCAACATCATTATCAACAACGTAATCTTTAAATGCCTTTGGTAATGATCTGAATATCTCTGAGTTTGTTAATTTTCCTTTTAAGTCTTCCAGAGACATTACGGGTATGTCAATTGGTTCATAGCGCCCATCATTGCTTTCATAAAGTACCTCACCATAAACACCTTCTATGGAGGTCATTGGTGAAATAACTGTGAAGTTATCATCATCCATAAGAACATCATGCTCCTCCTCAGAAACACTGTTAAATACTTCTTCAGGGATTTTATATCCTTTTACGATGTAAAAATTAATATTAACACCCATATTCAAACCTCCTCAGTTTTCTTCAAACCCTCAACAGCATTATCCCAAGACATATCAATCACCTTCTCATCAATCCTTTTACAAACCTCCTCAAAACCATCTAACCATTCCTGCATACGGTTCTGACGATAATGATCAACAAGCTGTACAACCTCCCATGCGATACCTTCTTCATCAAACCATGTAAGAAAGTCCTCTTCAACTGATGCGTATACATCGTTCATGTAAAAGTGTTCGATCATTTCCTTTTGAATTTCTTCAGCAGCCTCTAACATCTTATCTTCTTTATCAAGCTGGTCAAGATGCTTTGCAAGGTCAATGTCTACAGGGTCATTCATGTTCATTGCGGAATCTCCATAACCTCAAAAGGATTTCAAAGTCTCATCAGTCTCATTGGTATTCGCCAACCACCACCTTAACACGCTTCGGCATACTTTCGTTAATAATTTCTAACAACTTCTTACGTTCTTGCCGACGCTTGTTCTGTTTATTATCGTGAAGTTCAATCGCGTGTTCAATCTCTGACAATTGTTTTAAATGCTTTTGCAGCATTGCTCCTTGTGTGTATTGTGGATCAGCTTTCTTATAGACTTTTACAGTTTCTTTTAAAGGTTTTTGTGTAGTATCTTCACCAACAATCTCGAAGTATTTGTCTTTCCAAGAATTTAAAAAGTAGTAGGGTTCTATGCCATATCCATCTTCCACACCAGATTCTGTTAAAAGTCCATCAGAGTCTACATGAACTTCAACAATATCTCCGTTTTTATACCGACCATCTACAGCCATCTTGCCTGCGTTCAAAATGCGAATCTTCATCTTATTTCTCCTATACCCAAGTTTGTAAGCCTTCAGACCACTTCCCAACTACTCTACAAACATACACCTCAATACCATCTTCGTCAAGCTCATCCGGAAATTCTAGTGTGCAATAATCATCAGATTTCCAATCGTGTTGGTGAAGTTCATCTTCATAACACCATGTTGTGTCTGCCCAAACGTATACTGTTTGCATTTGTACACCTTTTTCATAAGTAATTGATTTATATAGAAGCTGAAAACGACGCAGTATCTATAGGGATTTATCCATATCTTTCAAACGTTCCGCAATACGTTGACGGTTGATCTTCAAGGCGCCCTCAGTAGGTTCATAATCGCCCATCCAGTGTTTCTTGTCAATACCTTGAAGTAAATCTTCGTCAGAAATTGGATTAGGTTTATAACCTCGACTAGTCATCTCCTGTGTAAGTTCGTGGTAGCGCTTGAGAATATACCCAAGACGTGTGTAGTAGAATTTTACATGCCCCGTACCCATTGTGTATTCAGAGGGTGCTTTCAAATTCCACTTGTTCACACCACGTTGTTGAGCCTTACGAACCAATCCAAAAACCCTAGTGATCTCTTTATTTTCACCGAGTAGGTGCATATTTGTAAGTTCTGACACTGGAACTACATTGATCCTGGTCATTGTCTCTGATACCCTGTATAATCTTGTGAATTACATGGCGTATGCCAATCGCTTCACAACCACTATACACCTCCCTACACGATCTTGTCAACAGAATTACACGATAAAATAATTTCATCCGGTGTATTGACTTGAGGAACCTATTACGTTACCCTTTTAAAAGAACTTAATAAGTATATTAATAAGGTCTTTATAGAGTACTTATAAATATCTTATTGGTGTTATATTAAGTAATATATTTACTTATTAATTTCTTTATAAAGACTTCACAAGGTACTTGACAGCATCCTTCACATGGCGTACCTTTGGAAGTGTCGAAAGCAAATTTACAGGAGATTTGAAAATGAACACCAATGCACAAGAAGCTCTGAAAGAATATCGTGAAAAGATTCGTACAGGCGAGATTGAGAAGCCACCTCAGAAAACTCCGCTGGATAGACACCTTGAAGACAAGACTTCCAAAGCTAAGGCTATTGTAGCATTCTGTTTTCAGTGTATATACGACCCTGCTGAAAAGGGTTCTTGGAAGACGCAAGTCCGTAATTGCCCATGTACAGACTGTCCACTTTGGAATGTACGGCCAAAATAGACCCTGAACATACCCCTTCTTGCCAAATAACCTTACAGGAACGTGTATAAAACAGAGGTAATAGGGTTTAGGAGGGGCAATGTACAGGGTAGGGTGTACAAGGGTCGTTTTATATGCAAATTTTAAAGGTTTTGAAGATATGCGTGAAAGCACATGGTACGAAGCATTTTATCCAAGAAGTCCTCTACAGAACTTCGACATTATCAATCCAGACTCAAATGAGATATTCATGTCCTACAAAGAATTTAAAATTACTGTTGACGTGCCGATTGAACGTGTGTATATTTACACAACACTTACTGAGGAAGGAGAATCGAAATGATCGTATCAGATAAAACTTACACAGACTTGTCAAACCTTACAGAAGAGCAGCGTGAATTTGTTGTTGGTGTTTATCAACAATGGCTTGATGAGAGTGGTCTTAAACAAGGGCTCATTTATAATGATGATTTAGTGGTTGTAGGGTCGATGATCTATTTACACATCTATAAAGAACTCGATGGGGGCTACAGACTATTCGTTGATGATTACGATGGTCTTTCAAACAAACAAGAAGTAACTCACAAAGAAATGGTACAAGATGCTTCCGGTACACACATCGACAGCCGTATTGAATACTGGTACAAGGTCTGTGACCTAATCAATAAGCATACAGAGGATTTAGAATTGCTTGATAAAGTTTCTAAAGCACCTGAAGACTCTTGTATTGGTGATGCTGCTTTAGAAATTCTTGAAGAAGGTTTGAAGCTTCGTCAGAATAAGCGCAAGCAGGAAATTGAAGATGCTGAATATGCAGCAAAGAAGGCTGAAGAAGAACTTGTTAAGGGTATTTTAGAGCGTTGGAAATGGGAGTTTGACGAATTAGGTTTCAGTATTTGGTTCAATGAGACAACAAAGGTTTTTGAGATCACCAGTGATATAGGCGACGTTCCGAAGTACAAAACCACTAATGAAACAGGTATCGAGCGTATCTATATTGCATTAGACAACTTAGACGATTATATGTAAAAAACCATACAAACAAGCCCTTGCTAAAGCGACCCCGTAGGTTGGTATGGGTAAGGGCTTTCTAACCTGATTTATACTGCGTGAGCATAAGAAAACTCACCTTATAATTGATGTCTGATACCTTTGGAGGTAATGTGTTTAAGTGGCTGAGTAAGATTTGCGAAAGTAACATTAATAGAGCTTCTAAAGATAATATGAAAACTATTTTAGATTTTGAGGATAAGGCCAAGAAAGATATTAGTGAGCCTGTTTATAAAATAGCTTCGACATTTTCTGAAGAAGGTCGTTGGAAAGAAGACGAGCACCGCCTAAATATAGAGGATTCTTTAACGGGCTTTCGTTTACCACTAGGCATTGATGATCCCCGACGAATTCTTAAAGAAAGATGGATGACTTGGGATGAACAAGTATTTTTAACACGTTCTTACCGAGCAGCGCTTTTTGATGAGAATAAAAGAAAAGCTTCAAAAGAACGTCAAAGAATTCACGATTTATATTTTGGAGACCAACATGCAGAAGTTTGACGATACACATTCATATCTTGCTGTCTACGCACCTAACGGAGAGATTGTTGAATACATTGTGAACACACAGGAAATCAACAAGGCTTATCAAGAAACCTTCAGAGATATTCAGGAAGCAATCTTGCAAATGCATGACCCTGAAGACCACCCTTTTGAAATGGTACTTAGTGATTCACAAACAGGCAATCTTGCTGTAAGGTTAGCAGGGACAATGATCGGTGATTTAGAATTGGTTGAAATGGACTACGCGGCTATTCTCCATAAACATCCTTCTTTATTCGAACCTGAAGATTTTGAAGATTAATTATTAAGGAGTGTTATAAAATGAAACTTGAAAACCTTTTAGAAGTGATTTTACAGTCTGGCGCAAACGTTCTTAATAAAGAGATTGTAGGTGAGCTTGATACTGACTATAACCTCAATAGAACAATCCACTTCCAAGCAGGTGGGCAAAATTATAAAATCATATGGTTCCATAACATGTCAACGCTTTATGTTGATGAGAATACACAAGTAATGTTTAACAGCGTTGTTTGTCGAAATACTTGGCCTGTAGAAGCTTCTACAAAATCTAAAAACCAATTGCAGTTTATTTGCAATAATGATAAAGTATGCATCCTTATTACTGAGAGGTATTAAATATGGATATTTATGTGGAAATAAAATTCAAAGATGGTTTACATGTACGAGAAGTGTGCCAACAATTTTCTAAGAATGCACACGCTTTGATGCTAAAGGATGGTTTCGAAACCAGTGTATTTGAATTAAAAGATATTGAGAAAGTAAACATTGAAACTTTTAAAGGACTTTAATTTATGACAATCCAAATCCCACAACATGCTTCAGCAAATGATCGTAAACGTACTGACAAATACCTTGAGCCAGAGAACCTTGAACTGATTGTTGACGAATGTATTACCCAAGAGAATTCTCTCAATCGCTTCAAAGTAACCGTTACTGATAAAGAGCTTGCTCAAGAGCGATGGTTGACAAATAACTCATTATCGTTCGGTGATGCTTTAGAACTATTGCTAATGAAGAAAGTGTCAAGGTATAAAGGGATGGTCGCTTGGGATACCACTAAGAAGTCTACGGGTATTGCCTTTATGAATGCTTATTATGAGGTTGACAAAGGTATTTCACATTACTATTATAGGGTTGGTGCTGATGCAGAATTAACTGATGATGAGGAAGGTGTTTTGAATTGTCCTTCGGAGGTGCTTGTATGAAAACTTTGAAAGAAGAATATGAACGTGAAAAGAATTTACGCTTACAAGATGCAGAGTGTATTAGAACAGCGACGGGATATACAAACTCGTACTTAAAATGGGGTAACGTTTGTGATTCATCAGACAGGAATACTAATAGAATTAATTTTGTATTGCAGGCCGAAGAAAAATTCCTAAAAGACCATACTAAAGATATTTTAGAATTAGCTGCTCAGATGTGTCACGATAGTATTGGAGAGTAAAATGACATACATCGTAAACAAACAGCTTTACCAAGCGATTGAACAAGACCTCGAAACATGGTACAAAAGCTATTCATGCCCCTGGTCACGTATCTATAAAGACGGTAAACTAGCAGGCTATGAAGGTGTTATGGAAAACCTCGACCTGATTGTTGAAAAGATTTCTGATAAAATCTTAATGGTGTCATTGCAAGGGAAGATTGATAAGGGTTACAATCCTTTCAAGATGTATTACACATGCGATGCTGAGAAGAATGGGTATTGGTTTGCATTAGAGGAGAAGGTTGATGAGTAGGTATTCAAAAGAGCAGCTTCAACAAATGGCTGCACAGGCTTTAGAGTATAAGATACAGGTTCTTGCACAGGATAAAAAGGGGTTTAACAAATGACTTTAGCAGCAATCTTAACAGCGTCATTTCTCGCACAAGAATTGCAATGTGCTTCGCAGATTTCATTTTATGAAGCGCGTGGTGAAGAAACATACGCTGCAAAAGTTGCACCAGTGATTGTCGCAAGGAACCGTGTATTATCTGAGGACTTTCCAGATAGCTTCTGCGAAGTAATGTTGCAAGATCGTCAGTTTGCTTTTGTAACGAATGGATTGCATTTGCAAGATATAAGTGATAGTGTTATTGCACAAGAAGCCTGGGAAGTTGCTCAACAAGCTGCCCAAGATGTGTTAGAAATGCCTGTACATAACTTCCAAAGACCTATGAGGAATGCTTTGTACTTTCATTCAGGAGAAACACCAGCTTGGGATTTAAATAAGATCGAAAAGGTTGTTAAGATTGGTGGGCATTCTTTCTACAGTGATAAATGATTGATACAGGAGAACCTAAAATGAAAAATCAAGATTTGAAAGTCGGTGACACGGTGATGCTTTCGAGTGGAAGCAAGTGGACTATCAATATCCTTGACAACCCTTTAAATGTAGTTGGTGAAGTTGTTGAGAAGGGGAACTCTTGGGTATTTGTGCAATGGTCTAATGGCGGATACAATTCATATAAGTCTAAAGACTCAGACTTAATCCTGTGTAATAATTCAGATAAGGAACCTGATATGCAAAAGAATAACACTACAAAAGACCTTATTGACAATATCTCACACGCTTACGAAATCCTTTGCAATAGTGAAAATGCGGTGCAAATGCTTCAACAAGAAGTCGTAAACAACCGCAAAGCTTACGAAGATGCTGTTGAAGAGTTGCAAAAGTCTGTACAGGATAAAGGTTTTAAAGTAGAATCCATCCAGGACGCTTCATCGAAACCTAAGAAGAACTTTGATCGGTACTCGTATTGGGATGTTTCTGAATGGACTGAAGAAGAAATTGAAAAGGCCGCTGATATTCTTGCTGAGGAGTTTGGAGCTAATAAATATTCTTTAGATATTTTTGGAAGGTATTATCTACTCCTTATTGATGCTGGTAATGATATTCTGGTACAGAGCTATGAAAATCTCACAGAGATATCGGAAGTGATTGGTAAGGAGTTTAACCAACGCACTAAACAAGACATTCTATAAGTAATGCCTTTCAAAGCCCGCTTGCTTAATTGCTTGCGGGTATTTTTATGCGTGGGTGGGAAAAGATAAATCAGTTTCAACGGTGAGAAGTTTGTAGTAAGGGTTTCGATGGGCAGCTTCGACGATTTAGATTTGAAAGTTGCTGAAAAATTTGGGGAACGGGGTCGAGCTTCAGCGGCGGAGCATGTAAAGCGCTTAGAAGTGTTGGTTACTTCTGATTTGTGATTTGTGTTGGGATTTGTTGAAAAGGTCGTGTTACCCAGGATTCAATCCGGATTCATACCTTGGTATTATCGCCAAGTGCTTTGCAGGTATGCTAAGCGCGTGCGCGGTGCTATTTAGGCGGATGTCTTGAAAATTTATTTTCTCAGACCTATTGACCAGTCCCTTAGAACGTCTATAATCCTAGGTATCGAAAGCAAACGTACCGAGGAGTGCTAAAAATATGAACGGTTATGAGAAGCTTTTAAGCAGCATTAACACTAACCATAAGATCGCAGAAGATGTGTTAGACCGTGCGCACGCATACAGGGCATTTAAAGACGACTCGCTAGGTTATATGGATGCGCATGAATACGAAGGATTGCGGGAAGGATTGAACGCCTACGCAGTATCGAAGGAGTGCTACAACCAACTACTAAAGCGTTTTGGAGGTGCTGTTGATTATATTCTTGACACATACAGCGATTGTCTATAATGTCTTACATAGCAACGGCGCATAGGGCGCTTTGCAGTATTAAACCAATGACTCGATAGGTGCTTTATGAAAGCTAAGGTTACTAATACAATGGTAGGTAGTTTTCTATATAACTTGGGAATCAGTTATCATGAGTATGGCGTACTGAGGTGCTCAAAAACAAAACGCAAGCTATACGATTTTTATAAATGCGACTCGGTAACTTCTGAACAGCGTGCAAAAATAGTTGAAAGCATACCAGATGCAGAATTCAAAACAGCGTCACCACAATATGCACCTGAATTAAAAAGAGTCCTGGTGTGCATCCCAAAGGCAGCATTGAGAGGTAGAAAATAAAATGTATCAATTCATCATAAAATCAGGTATGCTGGCAGTCGCTCTAAAACGCTATAACCGAGAGTCTGCCGACATCTTACGCAAGCAATTAGACAATGCCGGTATTTATTACAGAGAAGAAATTGTTTTAAAATAGGCGTTGACAGTACTTGGTAAGATTGATAAAGTACGCAGTGTAAGAAACACTCACACACTATTCGATAGGCGGTGTTATGAAAAACGCACAATTTGTTATCAACGGCTTATTTGCAAACGTAGAAAAGGATGATTATGAGCACGGATGCGACATCACAAGCGGTACGAATAAGCAAGTGGACATTATCTTTAAAGCTGATTCTATACAGTCGCTTATTGATAAAGTCAACGAATTTGTAGGTAGTTCAGACTATATGGTAAACCCATGCGAAGATGAGCCAAGCCGCATTGACTGGCAAGTTATGGAGAATGTTGACGGCCTTCCTGCTAATTCCAGTGATGTAGAACTTTGGAAAGTTGGTAAACGTGACTTATACCTTGTGGATTATACCGCTATTGTACAGCAAGTGATAGATGTTGACGTGGAAACAGTGCTTGCAAAAACTGGTAATAACCTTTAAAGTAACGTTGTAAGAAACACTCACACTTAACCAAGAGACTAAACAAATGCTAAACTTTACAAATGCCACTATCAGCGAACTAAACACTTTTGGCGCGTCAATTGCTAAAGGTATGGAATTTCTAGACTTCAAAGAAACAGCTTTAAAAGCGCTGTTAGAGACTGGCAATATTTCCGACGCTGTACAGGAAACGCTAGAAACGCTTAACGACGATGCAACCGAAGCATGGGCGCATTATACTAGCTATACCCCTTTTGAGTTTTATGCAAAGGAACTAAACGACCGTGAAGACAGTGACAGCGCTTGGGATGCGATGTTGGATGGTTTTTATGATGCGTATGGGGATACTGTGCAAGCGCTTGAAAGCGATATTAAGGAATACTTAGTAGAAGCTATTGACGATATAGAAGTGTCAAAACTAGGCATTGAACTTCCCGAGTGGATTGAAAGCGATTTGTTAGTGTGTGACGTATACGCTATTAGTGAAGGAGGATGCGCAAGTGGTGCATACATGCCCGCTGTTACGTATTTCATTGCTAATGAAACAATGGCAGTGCATGGTGACGATGTTTTAGAATACATCGAAAGCACTTTAGGTGAAATACCAACGTTACCGGACAATGAAAGCTGGTCAGGCATTGCAGTACACTTTTTGAGCATTGCAGTTGAGTTGTTTGCAATGGAAGTAGTAGCACAAATTGACAGTATGAAAGAATAGGCTTTAAAGGATACTTGCCAAGGATGGCATAAAACGTTATTAATTAACTTATAAAGGCGTTTACACCATGCAATCAATAAACCAGGTTAAACAAGCACTAGCAAACGGTCTGGCAGTTCACTGGTCAAATAGTGCTTATAAGGTATTAGACGATTCTACGGGATTGTTAGTTTCTTATAACAAAGGGCAGAATTATGCTGGCTTACAAAATACTAAACACGATGTCTTATGGTGTTATGTATCAAAGGCGGATTGTTTAAAACTTGCCAAGCGCCATGGCGTGAAGTTTGTTTGCTATGAACCAATAGAAGATGCCTACTACTTCCAAAGTGGTAATTATCAAAACGGCTTTTATGAATATCGGGTTCTAGCGAATAATTTAATATGCGAGAAGTCTTTTGAGATTATGATTGCCAATGGCCTTACCGACAATAATAAAGCAACTTTTGAAAAATAAGGGGCGATTCTATTATGAACCCATTAAATGCCAATGACGTTGGTATGGTCTCTATACAGTACCTATCAAGCACCGGATATAAGCCTAAGCACTTTAAACTTAAAAAACGTGTGAGCCGTGGTATATTCATTGACCTGCAAAGCAAGTTAGAATCTAATCCTAAAGTCTTAATTGTTAAAGGTTATACGTATAACGGGTATATTTGATCATGGAGACCTTCACAGTACCATCAACACCTGAACAACACTATGAACGTAAGCAAGAAGTAGCATACTGGCTATCAAAGCCCCCTTCCCATTGTTATCTATACATCGACAGCCTAACGTTGGAGGTGTTGACAGAGTATGGAGACATGGTAGGGAATGCATTTTATAAAAAACCTTACCAATATAACGTGGTAGGCACTAACAACATTCTCTATACAGCTAGGCTCGATAGGATGTTGTACCCAAAGGATGATGAGCGCTTGCAAGGGTATTTTTTATACGCTGAACAGCATGAGCAAAGCAGGATTAAAAGATTATGGAAGAAAAAATTGGTGCGAAGTGTTGACGCGGTGCGTAGGTATGCTATTATGAATGCATAAACCAACGCATCAAAGGAAACGCAGCCATGACCAACTCACAACTCTTCAAAAAAGCCCATGAGATGACACGTGCAACAGTACGCGATGGCGATAATTACCAAGCGACATTTGGAGCATGTCTTAAGATAATCAAAGCGCAATCTGAGCGTAAAGTAGACTTCCTTGAGGTCGTGGGCAGCGCGTTAAATTCATTTGCCATCATGCTGGTCGTTACTTTTATGCTAGTACTGGTCGGTTCATTGTTCGGTAACATGCTAGGCTACGCTTTAGTAGGTGCGATTGTAGCGGCTGTTGTAGGAGCCATTGCCACTATTGTTTTCGTAATTGATGATGTCAAATTCACTATCATGTTAACCAACTAGTAAAAAAAAGGTAAGGCCAACTATTAAGAGGTGATAAAATGCGAAAGCCTAGCAAACTACCTATTGATGGGCATGTTATTGACCATAATATAAAAAGACTTCCCAAAGCTGTATACGTGCTATTATTGTGGTGAACCTGCGCCTAACTATTCACGCTGTACATTAACCAAGGTTATGGATGATATTCACTGGTGCAATGAATGTTATAATGCGTGGAAAGCTTGCCAGCCATTTGATTAATACAATTTGATAGACTTTATCAATACGCCCCTATAAAGGGGCTTTTTTATGCGTGGTATTTAGGTCTTGTACAGTGTGTGGTGTGTCAATATATCCTATTGAGCTTGTCACCCACAAATATACACGCCTTCCCCAGAAATTTAACAATCGCCCTTCACACTACCTACCAAGCCCCTTATCAAATATCCTATGCAGCCTGGGCATGGCATTACACACCTATTTAACATAATACGTCTTATGCGTACTCACTGCCCATGCTCACCAAGCATACTATAAAGCACCTCTTAATACGCTCTCACAATGCTTCCTGAGCGCTTATAAAGTTACCCTATGGAAAGGTATTGGGTAGGCTGGTAAAAGGCTGTGAAGGGGCTTGTGAGAGCTTAGGAGGTGGTGTGAAGGGTATTTGTAGGGACTGTGTAGGTGGTATTTCAAGCGGGGGTAGGTAGGTCGTATGGGGTTTAGATAAGCACTCTAATACATTTTGAGGCTTTCCCAATGCCTTTCGACCCCCTTTATATTTTTTGGAGTGATTTCAAAAGTCGCTATAATTTTTCTTGGGATACAGCTTTTTCAGGATAGTCAGTAGGATTACTGTACAATACCCTGTTAAGTATGCTTTTGAATACCATACTCATTAGGGATAGTTTTGTTTAAGATATTGGGAAGGATTCTTGGAAGGGACACTGTAAAGTATCTTACACGACACCACAACATAGATTACACGATACTCAGGATAGTGTTAGTGTATTATAAAGGTGTTGTTAAAGATATGTGCGGTAGCACAGGTGGTTAACAGGAATTTATAGGGCTATAAGGACTTTAAAAAGAGAGGACGGGATTACGTTAATCCAACCGTCCTTTTCTTCTAAGGAACCTTTAGACCTATAGAGGGTGTTGGTAAGTGGTGTGCTGGCGCACAGAATGTTTACCAGCACTTCTATAAAAGCCTGTTCAGTATTCTACTAATATGTTTACTAGTGGAAATTGGCTTTTTGAGGGTATCATTTTTGATACCTTTAGAAACCTCTAATATTCCTTATCACGTTCTTTGTATTCCTTCCACCATCTTTTTACAGTAGCTATAGAGACTTTTAGTTCCTCAGCAACTTTCTTCTGTGTCATTTTTTGTTGGTACATTTGATACCCTAAACTTTTATCAGAAAGCTCTTCTATGCCAGTATGTCTTTTCAAACGATTAATCTCTTTACTGTGCGTATCAACCTCATATTCTAAACCCTCTACACGATCTTCTAATCCTTCTAATTTATCACTGACTTTCTTATACCGTGACAATCGTGTGATCTGTTGATTGACTGTGTTAGATGATTTCAAAGCCGATTTATCCATAGTACCATTTCTGAGCATTGTCTTCTGTGCAGGATGATCTTCGTGTGCTTTAACAGTCTCTTTAGAATGGTAATAAGGATTGTGTTTAATACCATCTAACCATTCAAGTGACTTGTCATGTACTGTAACAGAGTATTCTAAGGCTTCTCTGGGTGTTCCTCCATTGTCAAGTATGTATTTGTAAGCTGCTAGACCTATGTTGTATGGAACAGTCTCTCTTGTGGTGCCTTGGTAATTCTTCTTAAAAGTTTTGTCAGTTATTGCTTTCACAGCTTCCCTTTTCTTGAAGTCTTGGTTGTCTGCATTACTGAAGAACTTTGTAAGCATTTCCTCGACATCTTTAAAATCAGGATCACTCTTGCTCATAAAACTCTTGCACCTCTTTTTGGACGATAATGTTATTTGGAGAGACGTAATTCACAAACGATAAATTTCTAAGGTCTTTTACACGGCTTAATGCAACGTATAATTGACCGTGTTCAAAACAGCCTCTTCCAACGTTTATTGTGGCTGCTTCCAATGTCATACCTTGTGATTTATGGATAGACACTGCCCAACCTAATTTCAAAGGGTATTGTTGATAGGTTGCATCGACAGTCTTTTTAACGCCTTCACTGCCTTTGTTGTATTTAACACGTTCCCACTTGTGTTCTTCAACAATAACATCTTGTTGGTCTGAATCTTTGGTCACAACGATACCATAATTATTCATAGACTTGACAGTACCCATCATACCGTTCTGGTAAGCACCTTCTGGGTGATTAGCACAGATAACAACCTTTGCACCAACCTTCAATTCTAAACGTGTTGTAACAGGCTTTTCTGATTCTGACCACTTACCAGAGTAGTTCGCAAAGAATGTCTTTGAAGGTGTCTTTAATTGCTTGAACCAGTAATTATTGATGTTATCAACATCTCTATTGAATACGCATAAGTTAATGCTAGAGTTGGTCTTATCGTGCGGTTTTGCTTCCTTTTGAATAATGTCTAGCGCATGTTTATGGTTCTTATCTTTTCGACGGATAGATTTCAGAATGTTTATCTGCCGTTTATCACTTTGTCGGAATACTTTACGAAGCTCTACCTTTTCAAAGTCCCAAGAGTCACTTGAGAAGCAGAATCTTGAAGAGCGGCCTTCCTCCTGGTAATACTGCTCTTTGTCGTAATTACTGACGATAGGAGGTATTTGGTAGAAATCCCCTACAACCACCATCTGTATTCCACCAAAAGGCAGATTGTTATTACGTGCTTGCTTCAGTTTCCAATCAATGAGGCTTAGGTAATCAGCTCTCAACATACTGACTTCATCAATCACAATGCGCTTTAGATTTTTAGCATTTAATACTTGTCGTGTTGCTGAATCTAAACGGTAATCTTCTTCTGTAACCACTGTGGTAGGCAACCTGAAGATTCTGTGGCAAGTTGACCCGCCGATGTTAAGTGCTGCAATACCGGAAGGCGCACATAAGATTGTATTGGAATCTGTGACTTTACGAATAATCCAGCTTTTACCACAACCTCCACCACCTGTTACGAAAACATTTTCACCGTTAAGGATTTTGTATATTGCTAACTCTTGCCCTTTTAGATCATTAGGATCAGATTCCAGAATGTGCTTAAACTCCTCCGGTGTGTCGTCAATAACACCGAGACTGTCCAAATGGTCTACTACGTCAGAAGGCATTGTTTCGTAAAGCTCACCAAGACGCTTCCTACGTTCAATCTCATTAAGTTCAAAATCAATTTCAGAGTCAAAAGGTAAACCTAGTTCCTTGCTAATCTTCTCTCCCTTCTCTACAGCTTTTTCCTTGTCGATAGAGAGGTTCTGAACATAAAGACTCCCTTTAAAGTCTTTATACCCATTGTTGAATGTACCCCACTTTCGCAGGGTATACATACGTGTTTTCTCACCCGTTGCTATAAACGTTTTCTCAGCTCTAAACATCCTCTCATCCCTCCTTATAATCTTCCCAACCTGCGCATCCACCACCAAGACCTTTATAACTCACCCAAACCTTCTGCTTAAACTGTTGAGCAAACTTCTTAGCACGTTCCTTAATCTCTTCGTGACCAATCAGGATAGGTTCTGAAGCACATTCTAAAACCTCCGTATGCACATCGGGACGTGACCAAGAGGTTCCTTCAGAACGATGTCTACCAAGTGAAATAACATAAGTGTGATAAGAGTGTCCTCTCACGTCAATACCTGTGTCTTTGAACAAATCTTCACCATTACTGTGCCAAGGTGCATGTACATCTTCCACCGAACCATCTTCAAGAGTAAACTTCAACGTGGCCCCTGCCATACCGTTCTTGTTATTGGTTACAACATAGATGTTATCTTCGGAGTTTTCTTGAATAGCAACGTACCAAGTACCTCGCTTTCCAACCACCTTACGAAATACTTTTGATTGTGCTTCACCTTGTCCAGAAATTGTTGGCCCATAAATACTGAACTCTACACTGTCTTTATACATGATCTTCTCCTGTGTTGTACTATTCATAACCCACCCACATAATAATCATACATTTCCAAAAGCTCTTCATCACTTACATTCTCAAGTAATGGCAACTCATCCTCCATACCGTTATCAATACACGCTTGCCATTTTCTACTTGAACGGATCATGCTAATCACAAGATTTCTCACGACATGCCTCCAAGTTTTCGATAAGCACCTTCATATCTCTCAAGAGCTTTCTCACCAGCTTTCTTAAACTCTGTTTCTACAGGTGTCTCTACAACCTTCTTAAAAAACTCCCAATCTTCTTCGGTAAGCTCCCAATGTGTTTTGTCTAGGCGATTTTCAATGTTCATAATCTCACTACTCCTCTAAAAGATATTCTGCACCACACCGTGTACTTAACAGATAGTCAATATATTCATCATTATCTTTCAAATCCCTGCTGTTATCAAGAGCATTATTAAAACCCTCCTGCAAACAATCTTCACAAAAGAATGTCTCAAGCACATCAATAATCTTCTGAGAATCATCTGATTGAAATGTGAAGGATGGTGAAGAACCTTTCACAAGGTTGTATTTATACGTTTGTTTCATATTATAAACCTCCTTTCCTATGGGTAAACATCGTATTCATCAGGATTGCCCAACTTTTCAATACGAACTTGCAAATTGTGTTTCTCAAGCAGTGTCATAAAGAATAGGTACTGTTCTTCGTCATCTAAATCATAGTAATCACTCTGCCAATCACTTCCTATGACGCCTTCAAACACTAGCACATCTGCGAAACAATCTTCGATAGAGTGTGCAGAGCCATTTTGATCGAAGTCTGGATGTTCGTCAAGGTCAATGTTAAAGACTTCCATAAGGTCTTCGTAATCACAGCAATCACATGGCGATACATCGTACCAAGAATCGTTGTTGAAGTAATATGTTTTTCTTTTAGTCATAAAGTATCTCCATTCTCCTCAGCAAGCAACCTTGACAATACCTTAATCACATCTTCAAGCCTTTCAATCTCTTTATCTTGTTGTGCAATAGTGTCCATACAGTTACCAACGTTCTCTGTAAGGACTTCGTTACGTTCTCGTTCGGCAACAAGCTCTTCAAAATATGTTGGCATCACTGATTCTCCAATTCAAGCATATAGATTTTATTCATTGTAATCACCCCTCCAAAGTTGCTAAATAAATCTCATCACCAATATGCCACTTTAAAGCAATCACCACAACCTTATTTCCATCAAACCTCAAAACAAACGGGTCAACGCCTTTTGAAATACCTTGTGCAACATCTTTTGCACATTCGCTAGGTATGGATATTGACCCAAAGTTTAGAGACTTGCCTGTTGAGGTTTTGTAAACGATCTTCATAGACCGTCACCAGTCTCCTGGTAGGGCACCCACCCACCTCCAATTTCTACTTCAGCGTACTCATCTAATTTTTGTACAACAAGCGCTGGATACACGTCACCATCAGCAAATAACACAACCTCTGCATCAGGGTCTTGGTGCATAAGTTGTCCAATCAATTCACGAACTGTTAAAGGTTTTCCTGTAGTTTCATTTATCATATATCACCTCCGCAATAAGTTCTTCATCAATCATTCTAAACACATTCTTCGGAATATGCAACCCATCATTATGAAGACTCTCAAGTTTCTCGTAAAGCTCTTCGAGAGAATCTGCCCAATACGTCTTATCAGCGTGTTTTGGATTGATTGGTACGTACTTTAGATTCTTCATTAGCCAATGACGCTTTTCAAGAGCTAATGAATAGGTTGTTGGGTCGTATGTGTCAATAAGAAAGCGCTTTGCAAGGGTTTCAACATCTTCACCAAGGATTTCGGTATTTGTTGGGTGATTAGCTTTCACATGGATTATGAAATGACGTATTGATGAATCTTCGTCACCATCATCAACACATGCTTCATAAACATACACGTCAGATTGCATATTATCATCAGACCATCGGCAGTAGGACATTTAAATCTCCTTCTAAGTAGTACCCCGCATCCAAATTGTTGCAGCTTGTTTAACCATCTCTGGATAATCTGAATCTTTCTTTGTGAACAGTGTACCAGCTTGTAAATCTTCTTTAGAAACTAAATAGGCATGCTGGTGGTCTTTCCAATCTTCGTAATTATCCAAAAGCTTCTTAGAAAGTGCATCGTACTCATGGTCTTCGACAAGACTTTCAAATTGTATGTAATACATATAGCTGCAACACAAGTAGGCTTGTAAACATTGTTTTGGTGTTAGTTCACTGATGAGCACCTATAAAACCTCCTCCTTTTGTTTATTCATTTCTGGAACCCTTTCGCAATAATTGCAAAGGCCATCAAAGGCATCCAGAAGATACACAGTGTAATAAAGTCAATCACTGTGAAGTCACTTTTAACATTTGCTGCTAAAGATTCTTCTTGATCCCACTTTTGGAATAACGTTGCAATAACACCGCCAATGAATGTGTACACTAGGATAACGATTGTAGGTAGGTCAAAGGTCATTCTTAGAGTCCTCTTGGATAGAGCCTTTCTCAGGTTTCTTTTTAAAGATAGCATCCCAATTATCACGATACTTCTGATTAGATGCTTTTGAAACAAGTCGATCACCTGTTACAGGGTTTTGTGTAGCGTTCTTTACAATGTCTGTCATATCTACTTCACCTTATATGTTTGTGTAAGACCACAATGACTATGTGCCAGTGCTTCCATATAAAATACTGAGTCTTCTGTAGTTCCAATGTACCGCCAGTTCTTACCAGGAATTAAATGAACTTCACCGTTTTTACTATCCATAAATTCTTTTGCGGAATTGTAACAAGCACCTGCGTCATAACCACCACAAGCTGTTAGAATCAGTACCATAGTTAGTGCAACAATAATTTTCATGGTTTATTCCCCTTTCTTACCTTTAAACAAACCTTCCAAAGAATCTGAAACAACCCACCCTGCAAAAACCATCATTGCGAGTGGTGTTAAGTTATCCCAAAAATGCACTTCTCCAAAAGCACTTTCAAACATTGTATGCCAAACTAATGTACATGCGAAGGCGATCTTCATTAGGTTGTCTAACTTATCCATTATTCTGCTCCTGTTCTTTAAGCTGCTTTTCAAATACACCAACATGGTTGAGGGTTAGTAAAATGCCTGCGAAAATAGTGCTAAGGATGATAATATTCATGAGGTTGCTTCTCCAAAATGTGCTAATAAAATAAAGCCTGTGAAGATATGATAAACACATCTACGCAGGCTGTCAATAGGTTACTCAGAATTATTTTTAAGGGCTTTCCAAGATACGGGGAATAAGGGTTCGATAATGTTACTCACCAGCTTCTCAAGCTCATTGATCTCACCTTGTGCATGGCTATCAGAACGTTGGATAGCAAATCGTGCATAGGCTGCTAAAGAACCTGTCCAAATCCATGTCACTTCTACACCTTGGGGTAATACAAAGCGTGCTTGTTCAGGGGCTACGTCACCAGCAATCATGTTTTCGTAGGTTGAGATAGCTTGATTACAGTGAGCAATGTACTGGTTTTGCCATTCCCCATTTAAAGGATGAATACCTCCTGATCCTTGTTTAATGCTTCCCTCAGGCTTACTACGAAAATCTGGGATGAAAAGTGATGGTGTACTGCTCAAGTATCTTTTTGACTGCTCATTCTCGACAAACCCCTGCTTATGCTTAAAACATTGTGTACGAATTGGTACGGGTGCTGTCATACGTAGTGAAATCTGACAATGTGCAAAGGGTGTCCAATGTGTAGGAATGTTTTTCACTTCGTTAAGAAGATTACGGATACCTTCTTTGTCGGATGTTCCTTGTAAAAACTCAGCGGCCTTATCCCAATCTTTAGATGACCAACCGCTCGCAAGGAACTTGATAAGCCCCTCATCACCACTGTCAAATTCTTCTTTCCAGTTGTTAAAGCTTACACGTGCAACGTTAGCTACACGAAGGTCGTTACCCATATGGTCGATATACACAGCTTCCATTAACATTCTCCTCCAAAATTATCTATTAAAACCACTGACCTTCAAGGTATAACAAAGCAACTTCACAAGGGTCTTCATAAAGAAGATTTGGGAGTGCTTCACAGTATCCATAAGAAAGCTGGTAAACTTCACACCAATCAATATCAGTTCTCACAGAACATACTTTTGCTGTGAAGGCTAATGCCCAGACTTGTGGAACATACTTGGGCATTTTGTATTTTACAATAGCTGTGCTACCCATATTCAGTTCTCCTCAATATCGCAATGATCTTTCAGAAAGTCAACATAAACCTTCTCACCGATCAGCTTTTCAATCACCTGCTCTAGTGTCTCACCAGTGTTCTTCACGACCTTATCAGCAAACTCTTGTGAAGCATTTTCAAAGGTTACTACCAAGCGTCCTGTATCTTCAAGCATTTTACACCTCCGTTCTCAGTGCATTCTATAAAAACTTTCATACTCTACTTCAGTCCAATCCAAATTGCTATCCACAATGATGATCTTGTCAACATTCTTCACAGCACCATTCGCAAGGCACTCAACATATTCATCACGCTCCTCATCATCTTGGAATGTGTAACATCTTGATGATCCATCCTTCATAATAGCGACTGTGTGAAAGAGCTTTGGAGTACCATACAGCATATTTTGCACAGTGTCTATATAATTTGTGATGATGTCGTTATTTTCTGCGAGAGTATCGTCAGCAAGTTGTTGGAGGATGTCATCATCGAGAGTGTCTAAATAGTCGCGTCCGTAGAGTTGGATAAGGTCTACAGAGGCACCACCATCTCCTGTAATTTCTATCCAAGGGATTACGGAGGTTGTTAGTTTATGTGTCATTTATAGCAAGCTCCTCTTGAAGACGTTTGTTAAAAGATTCCCAACCATCGTCACCAGATAACAACCAATCTAAACGATGTACATAGGTCTGTGCAAGTTCTAATTGGTGTTTGCACAAGGCTATGTGGGTCTTGGTGTGCATCTCAACATCAGGGTTTTGCAAGTCTTCTTCCATAATCTCGACAATATCTTGGATATTATACTGTTTGTAATCATATCTTCCTCCCGACATATCACACATCTCCTATGGAATCTTCAAGTCGTTCAATCTCTCCGATAAGACCTGCAAAGTAACCTTGCTGATAAGCTACCGCCGCTGTATAAAGCTCGTTTGAAGACTCAAACACGCCTAACATTGCACCACTTCTTTCTTTGATTTCCCAATACTTACTTGTGGTTTTAACAGCCATTCCCATGTTGTTGAAGATTCGTATTGCGTCTTGTGTTTTCATGTATTGTGTTGGCGTCATTTTAATACCCCTTGGTTAAAATAATTCTGAAGCTGTCCCAATCTTGTATTCAGCATACCGTCCTGGGAATATCTTTTGATGGTCTTTAACATACACCTCTGCATCACGTCTGTCAAGTGTTGTTACGAGAAATTCTTTAGAACCGTCTTGTGTAATACCTTGGATGTAGATACGGATGTTTGTTTTAGCGTTACACATCTCACACATACTCCTTATCAATATCAAATTCTGGTAAGTGCTTCCCAAGTGAATCCATATCCCACCATTGGGCATTATGCTTCACCATCCAAACGTTAAAGGAATTGCGAAATGTCTGAACAGGATAGCCTTTCGATTTAATCTTGTTGAGCCTTTGCAACTTCTTGTTGAAGACTTCATCAGAATCAATCTTACCATAGATACGCCCATCAAATACAGATGTTGATTTATGGATTTCACCAGTTACTTTCATAAACACCTCTCTGTAGGTTTAAGAATCAATTTTAAAGCCGTTTAACATTATGTTAGCATGTCTTAAAATGACCTATTAGGGTTAAGTAGTACCAACAACCCCATAGGTTCACACACTCTTGTTTGTTTTATATGGGTTCCTGGATAGTTTGCTAGTAATGATGTCTGTTAAGATACATCGCAAAGCCTAACATAGATATTACGATGGATACAAAGATAAATAATCCTAACACGTCATACATTACTGTCACCCTCACAATTAGGAATATCTTGAACATCATAAGAAGAACTTGTGAAAGGGTCTAGTTTAGAAGCTGCTAGAATCGCTTCCGCAGGACTTACACCAGAGTATAAAGCCCCTAATGCAAAGTTCTTACCACTACCCAGCACAAGGTACCCCTCACTTTTCATATTTACAGTCTCTATCCACTTTTTCTTACCAAAAATTTTGTTCCTATCAGAACACGAGTACCGAATGACACGTACAGCGTTTTCTTTTGATCTCAGTATCACTACATCTGTCGAGGACTTTGGTGTGTCTGGGATACAACTAGGGTATTTTCCAAAAGCACTTATTACATCAGCATTCCCTGCACCCGTCAGTATGCACCCATCCGAAGTAGTTCGTAATTTACATACTCCATCGTCAAAGTGACTGTATTCGTCTATCGCAGACTCTCCGATAAAAGCTCTGACTAGAAAAGAATTTGTACAGTCTCTTAAAGAGGTACGTGTTTTGTCAGCATAGACTTTCTTATTTTTAAAATCAACAATAACTGTAGTCATACATCGTATTCCTCTAAATCAGATTCATTATCTTGGATAATCTTTAAAAGACTTTGGTAGCGGTCTTCTAAATTTACACCGTATTTAGCACAACAATCAATGAAATCATCTGTTGTTAATTGGTCATGGAGAAATTTATGATACAGATTGATATTGTCTTGTACAACCGCTTCCAAGAAAGATTTTGAGAGGTCTTGGAATTGCTTGTACAGCATCGTATCAAGTTCATTCTGAGAATACAATTTGATTTCAGTGTGTCCTGTGTTAGATTGATTCTCTTGCTTAGGTTTTTGATAAGTCATAGGTAAGTCCTTTGAAAGGTGATTGGTTGCTTCAAAACTCTACCTACAATCTTATCAAAGCTGTCTGAGTGAGTCAAGGATTTTCTACGATAAAATAATATGATTTATTTTCAAAATAGGGGTTGACAAGGGGTATCAAGGTTTGCTATCTTAGTTATATACTTAATAAGATATTTATAAGTTCTTTATAGAGACTTTATAAATACTAAGTATTAAAGATATTATTGGTGTTATATTAAGTAATATATTCATTGTATAGAATCTTTATAAAGTCTTTTACAGAGGATTTATAAATGTAATTTCCAAGGAGTTTAAAATGACCAGTGAAACGAAAAAGTACAATCCAAATTCTTTAACCGTTGTGAAGCCTTCCGAACGTGAATCTAAGAAACATCACAAGTCACAAGGATTTTATATTCGGTGTGTTTGTTGTGATGCAAACTTACGAACGAATCAACAGGAACGTGGCGTATGCCAGCGCTGTTGGGCGGATGTCGTAAGGGTTCACTACCCAGCGCTCAAGAAAGCTGATGATGATTATGTTGATACGATGTGGCGTAACCCTATGGATTATAATGAGATTGATGATATGTTCAGTGTGCCTTCTGAGGGATATTGAAAATAAGTATGAATAACTATGGTCAGCATACTTGACATACTCTTAAATACAGATTAACCTGTAGGTATAGGGTTGATTACACAAACACCAAAAGGATTGATTACTTATGAAACTTACAGACGAACAACGTGAAGAGCTTAACGAATTAGGAAATGAAGCTTTAAAGATTCTTGAGGAACACACGATGCAACTCTTGGATGTTATCGAGGCTTACACGGTTGGGTCTGAAGATGTAGACATTAAACAGATTGATGACGTGTATAAGAAAGTTAAACAGGCTGCTAAAGAAACTCGTAAGATTTCTCGAAAGTATTTGAAACACCTTGAGAGTGTTGAAAAGGCTAAATCGGATACGACAGATGTTAAGGAGTTTGTAGCATGAGTGATACTCAACAAGAAATGCCAGTTTACCAATCGCATAAGAAAGTTTGGGCTTTAAAGATTAAAGATGTGTACGCCACAAACGGAGATTTTATTCTGATACCTTGCGATACGTCTTTTGCGCCTTTTGAAGTAAGTGCTGATTGGATTTCTAGGTATAATCCTGAAGACAGTGACAAAGGGTATTACGTAGTTTATAAAGATGGCTATGCTTCTTGGAGTCCTTCCGAGGCATTTGAAGAAGGTTATACGGAGTTGAACACATGACCAAAACATTTAACGATGCAAATGGTAAGAACATTCAAGTGTCTTATTTCGGCAACCTTGATGAGAAGCTAAAGATTGCTACAGGGTATTGTCGAGCAATTAACAGTATGCGTAGTGATGCAAATATGCCACTTATTGATATGGACAATATGATTAAGGGTATTCATAAGGCACATGATAAGTTCTATGGGAATTGTTCGAAGTATGATGGGCAAGGCCGTTTGAAGGGAGCTTGACATGGAGATTCCAAAAGACACTACAGCAGCTTCTATTCACGTTGTAACTTTTGATCAGGCTTATCAAGCACTGCGTAATAACAATTACAGTGTTAAAGATAAACAAGTGATGTTCGGAGCATCTTTAGAAGCACTTGGTAAGTGTACTGATCAACAAGTTGCAGATATTCGTAAGATTCAACAGGAGATGATTATGAACCCTATTGAGAAGTTTGATGAAAATGATGGACTTTGAGTAAGTTTATGTCCCGTGTCCCGACATTGGTCTTCTAAACCAATCCTTAAAAGTCGGATGGAAGGTAGGTGTTCAATTCACCCACGGGATTCCAATTTAATGTCGGGTTGCTAGAGAGGTCTAATAGCGAGGACTGCAAATCCTTTGTTCAAGGGTTCGAATCCCTTACCCGATTCCAAGCACCTACACAGTGATTATTCCTTTTCCTGGTAAACATTGTGTAGCGTAAGAAGTCCTGAACAAGACTCTAAACTGTTCTTTACGTATGTTTAAAATATAAGAACTTTTGAGTTACTTTTAAAGTTATTTACAACCCGCCTCTTAATAGCCCTGTCTTCTGGATTATTCCCAATAGTCCGCAGGGTTTTTCATTATTTATAAATATAAAGGTTTTGATTATGTCAGATGAATATTGGATTGAATGGAAAGACCCTGCTGATGATACTTTAAAGTATTTTGCATTGTCTCCTGATACTGGTCATTTTTGGACAAGTGATGTTAATGATCCTTGTATAGTTGATGGTGCTGAGTTGGAAGTTATTTACACGATTGACGATACACTTAAACAGATTGGTGAAAAGTGGAAGTTGAAGAAGGGTGTTGCTTATGAACGCCATAATCTTTTTAAGCATCCTAGTGAACATGCTTGGTTAGCTGTTGAGAAGAAACCTACTGGTCAGAAGGATGAAGATGGTAAGGTTATCAGGGCTTATAAAGCGTTCTGGTCGAGGAAGTTTAAAAGCGTTGTTTGTGTAAGTCGTTTGACAGGGCAGCGACAGGGCAATCCTCAAATGCAGAATAAAGAGTATGCCCAAGCGTCTGCTGCTAAGGCTAAGGCAGAACGGAAGAAGCGACTCGCCAATGCTCAAGAGACTGCTAAGAAGCTCAACTTTGACCCACTTAAAAGACTGGCTCTATATGCAATGGGTGATAAAGAACAGCTTGGTTTGAAAGAAGAGGTAAAGCCCTCGATACAAATGAAAGCCCTTGAGACATATTTGAAATATTCACATCAGGTTCTAAAGCCTTACTCTCCGCAAGAAATGGAGAAGTTGCGTAATGACAATAGTGGCCCCCGTGTGAATGTTATCTTACCCTCTAATGCAGAAGAAGTTCCTGGTACTGTTTTGCAACATAAAGACGAGGCTTCTTTGGAAAGGTATCTGAAATCTGGCTCACAGCGAGCTTATGAAGAAATTGAAGACGAACTAAATTCTACGGACGAATACTTTGAGAGGGATTATGCGAAAATTGAAATACCAGACATCGATCAGGAGTGAAGAGATCGTTGAAAAAGTAAAAAGCAAGGCTACTGAAACAGTGTTTGAAGTGTATTGGATTCACCTTGAAGAACACACTGATATTACTACACAAGGGTATGTTGGAATTACATGCCAGGGTTCTCGCACTAGATTTTATAAACACCTTTCTGACGCTAGAAACAAGAACTATGATTATATGTTTCATAAAGCATTGCGGAAGTACCAAGATTCCGAGATGATTGTAGACACCATTTGTATCTCTAATGAACATTATGCAAAAGAATTAGAGTATAAGTTACGACCGCGTGATTTTATTGGGTGGAATACTGCCACAGGAGGCTCTGGAAACCCTGGAAAACTTATCGAAGTAACCTCCACTCCTGAGTTTGCAAAACAACGTTCTGATTACATGCTGAACGCTTGGCAGGATGAAGAATACACAAAGAAAATGTTAGATTCTCGACGAGCTTATTACGAAGAAACACCCCCTTGGCGACGTGACGGAGAATCCGTAAACCACTTTGCATGGGGCCTTGCTGGGACTTGCTACGTGTTAAAAGAAAACCTTAATTGGGGAAAAGGTAAAATTTGTAACTACTTGATGGTTAACAATGGTTCCTTTTGTCGAATATTTGATTACTTTTTAGATGGTTGGAATCCCTTAGAAGATGAAGATTATCAGTCTCTTTATCCAACATCATCTTATGAGGAAATTATAGAGGTCTACGGAGAGCCGTCCCATTACCATCTATCGTGGCAGCGGAGCGGTTCTTCAGACGTTTGGCGTGTAGCAGACGATCTTTATGAAGCCTTCCACAATAAATCCTATGGTGTAAAAGACTTGGCAAACCTAGCAGGCGTGACATGGCACCAAGCCCACAAAATACACAGGAGGTTTAAAAATGGTTGGAACCCCTACAAAGACCTTCGTTGGTTAACAGAATTCAAAGGGTATGTCCATGAATACTAAAGATCAAGACATTGTTATAAGGCCCCATAAAGGGCCTCAGGAAACCTTCCTCAGCAGTAGGGCAGATGTGGTATGTTTCGGTGGCAGCGCTGGCGGCGGGAAGAGTTGGGCGTTGCTTATGGAGCCTCTCAGGTACATCGGAGTAAGTGATTATTATTGCTTGATATTCAGAAGACATCAGACGGAAATCACCCTTCCTGGTGGTTTGGCAGATGAATCTAAGAAACTTTACCCACTTCTTGGTGGAGAATACTATTCAGCTACTAAAACGTGGGTATTTCCTAGTGGAGCTAAAGTTGTTTTCCGTGGCCTAGAGCTGATGGACGATATGTATCAATTTAAAGGGGTACAGGTAAACGAAGTGCTGTGGGATGAGTTGACCACGTTTCACGAGGAGCAATTTTGGTACTTATTTTCGCGTATCCGTTCAACCAACAATATCAGAGGTCGGGTGAGGGCATCAACAAACCCAGAGTCCGAAGGTTGGGTCAAAGACTTAATTAAGGAATTTTGGCTCGATGACGACGGTTACGCTATCCCTGAGATGTCAGGTAAGATTAAGTGGTTTATTCGTGTTGGTGGCGATATGCACTGGTATGATACTCGTGAAGAGGCTATCACACAAGGCGCTATTGATCACAATATTAACGAAGAAGACATTCTGCCTACTAGCTTTACATTCATCCGAAGCTCTCTTGATCAGAACCCCTCTCTAGGTGTTGATTACAAATCTAAACTTATGGCAATGCCTGAGAAAGATCGTTTAGAGCTTATGGATGGTTGCTGGAACTTTGATGCTTCTAGGGGCATCTACTTTAAGCGTGATTGGGTAGATGTTATTGAGCCTACTCAAACTCCTCTGATTAAGTTTAAAAAGATAATCATTAGCGTCGATTTAGCGGCCAGCCCGCCGAGTCAGACAAATAGGAATCCTGACTGGTCAGTTTTTCTAAAAATGGGAATGGATGACCAAGGTTACATATATATCTTAGACATGATTCGTATGAGGGATACCATAGGTAATGTTAAAAAAGAAATGCTAAGGTACGCTCAGAAGAATGGAACAAGTATTCCTTGGACAATCCCAATGGATCCAGGTGGTCACGGAAAACATGCCTTCCAAGACCATGTTAAAAACTTATCGGGGTTTGTTGTTAAAAAGGCTAAAACTGAGAAGTCTAAACTTGAAAGGTTCCTTCCTTTTGCCTCAATGGCCGAACACGGTCTTGTTAAAGTTGTTCGCGCTGATTGGAACACTGCATTTTTCCAAGAACTTGAAGGTTTTATTGGAGATGGGAAACGAAAAGATGATATTGTCGATACAGTGTCTGATGGTCATAAGGAACTTGTGGGCGGTCATACTGTACCAACATCCTTCACACTAAACATGAACGCAATGTCTTCAGGAAATGTCTGGGACATTAACTAACATTCTTCAACATAAATTATTTTCACTTTAACTGTTGCCTTTATGAAATTCTTTCAATACACTTGAAATCAATCGAAAGAACATTATTAAAGGCAACTTATTCACACAAACATTTAAACGGGTGCTTAATATATGGCTGAACAAGAAGTTAAAAAGCAAAAAAGCCCGTATTCTTTAGTAGAACTTGGTGGAACAGGTCTTAAACATTCTGCTGGTAGTATTGATGAAGAACAAATTATCAATGACCTTAAATGGCCTCGCTGTATTAAGGTTTACCAAGAAATGGAAACAGACCCTTTGATTGCTGGTGCATTATTTGCTATCCGACAATTTATACGATCTTCCAAGTGGAATGTAGAAGAATACCAAGGCACTGATAAACCTGCGTCAGCAGGTGAAGATGCCAAGTTTGTTGAAAGTTGTCTTAACGACCTTGACAAACCTTGGTCAGAAGTTTTAACAGACATCTTGTCATTCCTTACATACGGTTTCAGTATCCATGAAATTGTTTATAAGAAGCGTCAAGGGCGTTCACAAGATGAGCGTTATAATTCTAAATACAAAGATGGTAAGATTGGTTGGAGAGGTTTTCCAATCCGTTCACAAGACACTATCGAAGATTGGAAAATCACACCGAGAGGTGGTTTAGAAGCTGTCCGACAGTGGGATTCTTACAATGGTATTGATGTGTGGATTCCTAAGCATCGTTTCTTACTATTCCGTACAACTGCTTATAAAGATAACCCAAGAGGTCTTTCAATACTGCGAAGCGCTTATCGTGGATATTACTTTCGCAAGAACATTGAAACGTTTGAAGGGATTGGTATTGAACGTGATCTAAGTGGTGTACCTGTCCTACGTGTCCCTTCAGATATTCTTTCTGAAGATGCTGATAATAATCAAAGAGCCATTCGATCTTATCTTGAACGTATGGGTGCTTCTTTAAAGCGTAATGAACAAGCGTTTATCATGTTGCCTTCTGAGGTATACGGTGAGACAGGTAATGGTGATAAGATTTATGACTTTGAACTTGTAAGTTCTTCTGGTGCTAGACAAGTAGATACGAACGGAGCTATAGAACGTTGGGATAGAAGGATTCTACAAAGTATCTGTTCAGACGTGCTACTTGTTGGCGGAGCCAGTGTAGGGAGTTATTCACTAGCCTCTACAAAAGCTGGAATGTTCCAAACGGCAATTATTAGTTACTTGGATACTATTAAAGATCAGATGAATGAGAAAGCTATCCCAATGCTTATGGAAGCAAATGGGAAAGACGGTTCTCGTTGTCCGAAGCTTGTTCACAATGGTATTGAGAAAGCTAACTTGAAAGAGATGGCTGAGTTTGTCAAGTTCACTACTGAAGCGGGTGCATTGACACCTGATGCTGGTATTGAATCAGAACTCCGTGATATGGCAGGTTTCCCTCAGTATAACGATGTTTCTCATGAAGGTCTTATGGATCGTGCTAAGAAACGTCAAAGTATGTTCCAAGATGTGGGAATGGGCGAAGGGAATGGAGAGCAACCTCCTGAACCACCTACTTTCTCATAATGGCAGAACGTTCACCATTCCCTGAAGAAGATGCTTTAGAAGATGAAGTACGCGAAGAGCTTTTGCTGTTGCTGGCATTAGCTTTTTTAAATGCTTCACAGAAGATTGTTACTCAGTCTTTTGTCAGATCAGACTTCCAAGCACTTCAAGATAGGTTCAGAAGTGAGGCTGCTAAAGCTTTACCACAACTTACCAGCATATCCCAACGAGCTGCTGAATTAGCTTTCCAACGTACACCTCTGTCTGCTGATACATTTGATACAGACTTCTCAGACCAGCGTTACCAACAACTGGTAAGTAACATCTTCAATGACAATATGCAGTATCTTTTAGACACTAATGAACAAGCCTTCATACGACTTCAAGAGATTGCAGTATCAAGAGGGTGGTCTGACGAAAGGTTTAATGAGTACCTTAGGAAGTTTTATGGTTTAACACCGCAGTACATTCAAACAGTCCTATCTCTCGAAGATGCTTTAAGGGTTGAAGGTACTGCGCAGAATAAGTTGAACAAGCGTGTACAAGATCGTATTGACCATCTTATTGAGGTTCGTATCTCTTTAGCTTCTGAGTTGATTGGTACAGAGGTTGTTGAGGGTTCTAAGGAACTTACTTGGACAATCCTTGGTGAAACTGGTCAGTTGGATACTCAGGAGTTTATTAAACAGTGGGTTTCAACAATTGATTCGGTAACAACCCAAACGTGTTTAGACTCCCATTTAACAACTGCTGAAATTGGTGGATTCTTCTCGAACGGTATGCGAAGTCCTCCAAACCTCAATGTTGTCCACAGGTGTCGTTCTTCAATGCGTATCATTAGACGTATTTAAAAGTTTGAACCGAAAAGGGTAGCTCCCCTGTCTGTACCGTTCTACAGGCTAGGTTCATTTATTCAAACCTGAACGGAGGTAGTATGGAACTTATAAAACCGAGTCCGAACTCTAAATATTTCATTAGAGAAGACCTTTTTAAAGGATTAACACCCGAGGACTCCTATTGGCTAGGCGTTATTATGGCGGATGGGTGTATAAGGGTTGATGGTAACACGAAGAAAACTGGTTTTAATTATAAATCTTATAAAATTACTCTTGCGTGGCAATCGAAGGACTTGCATCATTTGAAAAAGTTCCGCGATTATCTTGGAGATTCTAATCGGTCAATCGTAGCTAACCACTCTCATAACAGCCAGTGTTATCAAGTTAATGTACAAGGAACTTGGTTAAGGGAGAGGGTGAAAAGGTACGGAATAATCCCAAGGAAAACTTCAGAGTTTTGTGAAGATTATACCCCACCGATTTATGTAAATGACTTTATTGCAGGTTGGTTTGACGGAGATGGTTACATAAATGTCGGTAAAGAAGACCAAGCGTTCTCTGGATGTGCTTTAAATGTAACTGGTGAACATAAATCTTTGGAGTGGTTGAAAGACCTCATAATTCAGTGCGGGTATTGCGGGACTATCAGAGTCAAACCAATAAAAGACAAGAATGCAAGTCGACTCCACATAAATGGGAGGGTTCAGTGTCAGCAGTTCTACAGACTGTTTTATAATAGTCAACTATGCCTTCCTCGAAAATGGGAGAAATTTAAGAAGATCGATTATGACACTGTGAGGTCACTCAGTAGAAACCGGAGGAATGGTGATGTCCAATCTAAAAGTATACGGAGAAGTCTATGAGTACAACTGAAAAAGACGAATCCGCTAATAAACTTATCAATATGTTTAGCGAATTTGTTACGAAGCACTTTGCAGGTTCTTCTCAAGAAGATACAAGTAAAGATGAATACAACTATGAAGGTATTGCTAAGAGTGTAGATATTGACAAACAAATCTTCACAGCGGTTGTGTTACGACCAAATGTTGTAGATGCCCACGGTGATATTTATAAAGCTGAAGTTGTAGAAGAAGCTTGCCATGAATATAACACTATTTGTCGCAAAGCTTATCTACAACATCTTGTCAAAACAGACCTTGCAGAACCCGTTGAGTCTTATATCGCACCTGCTGATTTCACTTTAGGTAATGGTGAGGTTAAGAAAGGTGACTGGGTAATGTCCATGAAGATCAAAGATGACGAGCTATGGAAAAGTTGTAAAGACGGTGTTTTCACTGCATTTTCCGTAGGATGTAAAGGCCAAGTGGAGATGTTAGATGACTAAAAAAGCTAAACGCGAAGTTAAAAAGTTCATTTTTTCAGGGGAGGATGCTCATGTAAGTTTAGTAGACGCTGGGGCCAACGAACAAGAAGTCCTTGTGATGAAGTCTGCAAAAGCCTCTGAAGAAGAAATCAGCAAAGCTGTTGAAGTTAATATCAAGATGCCGTTACTACATTACTTCACACGGTTCTTGGATATTGATATTGACGGTGCTGAGAAAATTGCAGGTCTGATGGGTTATAAATTCGAAGACTTGTATGAAGAAGATGGGATGAATGGCTTCCAAGAAATGGTAGAGAATAATCTACAAGCCTTGACAATCTCAAAATCCAAAGAGTCTGAGGACTTCTTAAAAGCCTATCAGGACTTTAAAAATAAATACCTTACCAAAGCAACCCAAGCAAATGAGGAAAACACTATGACAACCGAAGCTGCACAAAACACCCAAGACCTACAGACTGAACTTGAAAAGGCTAAAGCACAAGTTGCTGATCTTCAGAAGGCTAAAGAAGACCTTGAAAAAGCTAAAGAAGAAAAAGCAAATCTTGAAAAGGCTTTCTCAGAAGTTAATGACACTGTTAAAGTTCTGAAAGCCGCTGAAGAGAAGCGTAAAGAAGCTGAGTATCTTGAGAAAGCTAAAGAACACACCGCTGTAGTTAATGATGAACTACCTGCTGAAGACTTCGCAAAAGCCCTACGTGCTGTAGAAAATGTCGAAGGTGCTGACGTTATTGTTAAAGCTCTTGATGCGTATAAGCAGCTTGCTTCTAGTCAAGGCATGTTCGAAGAGATTGGTAAGTCTAAGACTGACGATCAACCCTCTGGCTCTGCTCTTGATGTTGCTATCGAGAAAGCTCAACAAGAACATTCTGTTGGCTATCTTGAAGCAATGGATATTGTTAAGAAGAAGCAACCTGAACTGTTTGCTGAAGAATACAAGATTTAATCTTAACTTCGAGTAAACAAACTTTATTATTTTTGGAGGATTTATAGATGGCTTATAACACAATTTCACAGATGGACTTCGGTCAAGCGATTGCATCTGAAGACCTAACTGGCAAGCTTTACTTTCTAGGTGCTCAAGTTGGTGAAACAGTAGGTGTTAATACAACTGCTGGTGGTGCTGCAAACGTAGTTATCCATACCGATTCACCTTCTGGTATTGCTGTACGCACTGTCTTTAAAGGTATTACCAAGGCTGTAGCAGGTGCAGCTATCGCGGCTGATGCTGATCTTGCATCTGATGCTGCTGGTAAAGTTGTTACGGCTGCTACTGGTGATGTCGTAGTTGGTAAGGCTATTACGGCTGCTGGTGAAGAGAACGAAGTTATCACTATCAATTTCTTTGGTGATGGTCGTCGTACCGCTGCTTAATAGCTTTTAAGTTTAATCACATATAAAATTTTAATATCTAGGAGATAGATTATGCCGTTTCAACCTACTCAGTATCAAATTCTTGACGCGGATCAGCGTCTAACGAATATCTCTATTGCGCAGATGAATGACCCTTCAGTATTCGTTGCGCAGCAAGTATTCCCGACTGTACCTGTTAATCTGCAAGCTGGTAAGTACGTTACTTATAACAGCGGCGATTTCAACAAGACTGAAATGCGCGCTACTGCTGATGGCGCACCTGCACCGCTCGCCGGTTGGGGTCGTGGGGAAGACAATTACTTCTGTGAAGTCTATAAAGAAGGCGCGATTGTCGGCCCTGCTGCTATTCAAAATGCTACTGCTCCTTTTGATCTTCTTCGTGATACTACCACCATGCTTACTCATCACTCACTAATTCACCGTGAGAAGCAATTCAAGCAGAACTACATGAAGACTGGTGTTTGGGGTACAGACCGCGAAGGTGTTGCTTCAGGTTCCGTTTCTGGCGATCAATTTGTTAAGTGGTCTGATTATGAAAACTCTGATCCAATTGGTGATATTCGCAAGTCTTCTACCCGTATGGCTATCACTAACTATGGTCAGCGTCCCACTGGTCTTGCTATGTCTCGTGACGTTTATGATACTCTTGTAGAGCATCCGCAACTGATCGAACGTATCATCTACATCGCTGGTTCTGAGCCTGCGCGTCTGTCTACACAACACTTGGCAGCTTTGTTTGAAGTTCAGAACATTACTGTACTAGATGCTGTAGAGAACACTGCTAGTGAAGGTCTGGAAGCTACTCCTGCGTTCATCTTTGAGAATGAAGCGTTCTTGTACTACCGTCCGAATACTCCTGGCCTGATGACCGCTTCTGCTGGTTACATCTTTAGCTGGAACTACCTATCCGGTCTTGGTGGTACTGCTGTGCGTCGTGAAGAACGTAATATGCGTGAAGGTGGTGGTATCTACCTAGAGACTGCTATGTCTTACGATATGAAAGTAGTTTCTAAAGACCTCGGCGTGTACATGTACAATATCGTTTAAACAAACTTTATAAGGGGTCTACCAAATGGCTTTAGTCAATGGTTTTGACCCCTCTAAAGAGTATGTAGTTGTTAAAGGTTTCTTTGAAGGTGGTAAGAATTACCGTCCAGGTGATAAGTATGCACCTAAAACAAAGATTGGTAAATCCAAAGTCTTGTTTCGACATTTCATTGCTAAGCGTATCAAGCTGGCTGAAGATGAAACTAAGAAGCAGCCTGTAGAGAAAGCAACTACCAATACTCCTGATGAGGGGTTTGTTCAGAAAGAAGTACAAGAAGAAAGCGAAGCACCTGTTGAGGAAACTCCGAAGCCTCGTAAGACTAGAGGTCGCCGGAAGAAATCAACAGAAGATGTATAATTGATATGTAAAGTATTGTGAGGTGTTAGTCAATCTCCTGTGTTTTTCGGTGGGTTCAAAGGGTTTCCTCACAGCCTTCCCACCATTTTATTACCATAGAGAGGTTTGCAAACTGTTACTTCACATAACATTCTATGAAGGGGTTGTCAATCCTCTTGGCATTAGTGATTCAATCAACACATAAACACTTAGAGGATTCTTATGACGTTTACATACACAGGCGACCTAAACCAAAGCATTGACTATGTCCGCTTTAAAATAGGTGATAAAGAAGAAGACGTAGCAATGTTTTCTGATGAGGAAATTCAATACTTCATTAACAAGTTTGGTAACAATCCAACTGAGCAAGACCTGAACAGGGTTGCTTTACAGTTCCTTCGTCAGATGCTTAATGAAATCTTACTTGGGCCTTCGAGAGAACGTGCTGGTAAGTATGAATGGTATTCACAAACTTCAGAGTCTTTGAAACTTGCTATTAGTGAACTTGAGAAACAGATTCGTTTGAATAGTCCCGCTAAGCCTTACTTTGGCGGTGTTACTAAGAAGGATGTTGAATCTATTCGTGAAGATGAATCATTAGAACCTAATAAGTTCTTTGATGGTCGTATCCTAACAACAGGTCATTATGAAGACCCCTCCAGACGTTGGCGGGTATAATGTATGACTAGGATGACAGCAATCCTCGACACAAGGGGCATTAAGAAACTTGAAAAAGACTTGAAACAACTCTCGTCATCATCTGTTGATTTTGGTTATACACAACCAAAGATTCACAAGGGTTCTGGATTAACTTACGGGCACCTTGCGAGTATTCTTGAGTGGGGTATCAAAGGTAAAATACCAGCACGTCCCGCGTTAAGAGATACTACCGAATCCTTAATAACTTCTAAGAAGCGCTTTGAACTATCTATTCAGCAGCCTGTATCAATGTTCTTGTACGGCAACTCAGGAGCCTTGAACAGTATACTGGATACAGCAGGTTCACATTTAGCATCTCGTTACGAAGAGAAGATGGACAACTGGTTATTGACAGGCTCGACTGCTACGAATAACGCACCTTTAACAATAGGCATCAAAGGGTTCAACAAACCTTTCGAGGATTCTGGTGAATTGATTAACAACACCGATTATACAATCAACCGATAAATTATAAAGAGGTGTTAATTATGTCACCAAGACCTATGGTTCTTAGTAAAGTAGGCGTTAAGACCTTCCCATTATATCGAAAGGTTCCTGGTTATCGTGATCCAAATACAGGTAGATGGATCGAAGGTGCTGAAGAGACTTTAGAAGTACGTGGTAATGAACAGCCTTTATCTTCGTATGAAAAGCAAATGTTGCCAGACGCCTTCCGAACAAGAGATACAAGATTCTTTATATCAAGCACTTTCCTAAACACGCTTGACGAAGCAGATGGGCAATCACCTGATGAACTTCTTATTGAAGGTTATCGGTATCAGGTCTTTGCTAGAGAGTCTTTCCAAATGCGTATCCGTAAACACTATGAGTATAAACTTGTACGTGTTGAACAATCAGCAGGGGGTTAATAAGAATGTCATTTCTAACAAATATAGAAAACTCCTTGCTGATGTTTTATAACAATCATTTTGACAACGTACCAATGATTCCTGATTACGATAATGGGCCAGAGCCTGTTGGTGATTATGGGGTTGTTGGTATTACTGTTTTGAATCAACTTAACAAGGGTTCACGCTCAACATCTTCTAAAGGTACAGGCTCATTAGAGGAATCCTTCAAACAAGACTTCAGAGCCTTAGTAACGATTACTTTCTACGGAGACAGTTGTTACGACAATGCGTTTGAAGCGCAATCAATTATAAAAATGTCTGAGGCACTTGACAAACTTTATAACGAAAACTGTTTAAGCATTGTTGATTCTACTGATGTGAGGCGTATTCCAGAATTAAGGGATACAAAGTATATCCAAAGAGCAACATTTGATTTAACAATACTGACAGCCTACGAAAACCTTTCTGATATTGATTGGTTCAACATTGTTGGTTATCAAGCGAATTATCCAGATGCAGGTATTCAGTACAATGAGTACGTGCCTAATCAACCTACCTAAACGAGAAATTAGGGGAGAGTAAAATGGCGAGAGTTAATGAGATCGTAACGATCAATATTTCAAGGGAGACTCGTGGCGTTAGTCGTCAGGGTTTTGGTACACCACTATTTATTGGTACTACAGGTTTTGGTACTGATGAACGTGTCCGTACTTATTCCAGTGTTACACAAGCTGAAGAAGACTTTGCAGAGGGCGATGCTGAGCTAGTTGCATTGCGTCGATACTTTGGTCAACAAGTTTCACCAACATTTGTTAAGGTTGGTTATCACGATACTGCTGCTGTTGCAAGTGTTACTTATGAAGTGACTGCTGGTGGTACTGAATATGCGGTAACTGTAGACGGGACTGAAGTAAGTTATACTCCTGAAGTTGGAGCAACTGTACAAGAGATTGTAGATGGTCTTGAACAGGCTTATCGAGATGCGGCTATTGATGGTCGCTTTGTAGATAATTCTGATGGAACCTTTACACTGATTCCCGCAGACTTTAACAACTTCACTTATTCAACCACCACTACTGAGTTGACTGAGACAGAAAACATTGAGACTTACGCAGATGCTTATGGTTATATCAAGTCTCAAGATGATGACTTCTACTTCGTTAATGCTGAGACACATGAGCCTGCTGATGTAGAAGCCCTTGCAGAGATTGTAGAAGCTGAGAAGCGTATTTACGTGACCTCTACATCTGCTGCTCAGGCTAAGAACTCCCTAGTGACTTCTGATATTGGTTCTGTATTGCAAGCAAAAGACTTAGCACGTACTGTTGTAATCTTTGCTGAGGATGATACTGAATACCCTGAGTGTGCCATTGTAGGATTGCAAGCTCCTAAAGACCCTGGTTCAACCACTTGGAAGTTTAAGTCTGTATCAGGTGTTACTGTAAGTCGTTTATCAACTACTGAAAGCCTTACTTTGAAAGGTACACGTTTCGATTATGGTAAAGGTTACAACACCTATGAAAATATTGGTGGTCGTAATATCTTTGCAGAAGGTCGTGTTGTGAACGGTGAATTTGTCGATGTGTTGAGGTTCGCAGATTGGTTAGAAGCACGTATGCGTGAGCGTATCTACCTAACCTTAGTAAACTCTGAAAAGATTCCTTACACTTCAGCAGGCTTTGCAATCATTGAAGGTCGTATGCGTGAAGTTCTTAACGAAGGTGTTGCTGTAGGTGGTCTTGCAAGCTATACAGTGAATGTTCCTAATCCTCGGTCACTTGATCCGAACCTACGTGCAAATCGTGTTGCTGAAGGCTTCTCTTTTGAAGGTACTCTTCAAGGGGCGGTGCACGCAGTTTCTATCCAAGGCCGACTCACGATTTAGGAATAATTATCAATAGGGCGTGTAAAAGCGCCCTTTATATGAACACCAATACAAGATTTAGGAGATACTTTATATGTCTTGCTTAACAACTTATTCACCAGAATTTACTGATTTGATTGTCAGTAATGATAACTTTTCAGGGGTGGTTACAGGGTTTGCTGAAGGTACGTTTCTTTCAGTAGAACCTTTCGAAGATCGTATGACGGCTGTTTACGGGGCCAAAGGGGAATCTTACCGAGCTGTGTCAGCGGTTAAGGCTTTCGACCTTACTGTAACACTTTCACAAACATCACGTTGGAACGATATTTTCACACTATTACTCCGTAATGATCGTGACACTCTCGAAGGTACTTTTAACGTAACCCTCAAAGATTCTTCTGGTACTACTATCTTCACAGACCGCTGTGCTTATATTGGTACAGAACCTACCCAAGCCTTCTCAGGTGGTGGTACTATTGAAGGAAGAGAGTGGCAGATTCACTTACCAAACCCTGAAGGTTATATGATTGGCGGCAATAGCCGATTCACTCCTGAACAACGGGATGCTGTAGAAGCACTTGGTGGTACTGTTCCTGAACAATGGCAACCTCAAGACTAAGAAAAACCTTCACAATACCTTGGGCAGTTTAATCGCTGCCCATATCTTTGTGAAAACCTTTCTTAGCATCTTTATAAAAGAAGGTATCCATTATGTCTTGCATACGAACATACGCACCTGAAGAAGTCTCTTTAACAGTCGCTTTACTATACAGCGTCCAAGGGTTCTCACCAGACACTATCATCCGTATTAACAAAGATGACAATTACTTCAACACTTCAGTAGGTGCTTCAGGAGGTGTTGAAAGAACACATACCCCTTCTAATGTCTACACTCTCGAAGTAAGCCTCTCCCAAACCTCCCCTTCCAATGCAATCTTGACAGCGTTAGCAACACTTGACGATGTTTCCCGATTAGCAGCTTTCCCAATCTTCGCAAAGGATTCATCAGGGCGCTCTCTCTTTCTCGCCACGTCCTGTTGGATTGAAAGACCTCCCGAAGTAAGTTATTCAGCTAATCACGAAGACCGTGTATGGGAAATCAAGTGTTCAGATATGGTGTTTAACCTTGCTGGTAATGGTGAGGATGAGGAACTTTCGACAGACATTGCAAGGCTCACAAGCATTGCTGGACAGTTCTCAAGACTTCTATAAACACAAAGAGGACTTTATACAATGAAGCTAGGCACATTTAGTCCTACGGATATAGTCTTAGCTATTAACGATTATGTTATTAGTGACTTCTCTTCTGAATCCTTCTTAGAACTTACTAAAAACTCCCCATACTTTAGACAGGTTAGAGGTATACGTGGTAAACATACCCGCGTAGCTAATCGTGATAAGTCGGGAGTTTTACGTTTCCAGTTAATGCAAACTTCACCTCAAAATGATGTGCTAAGTGACCTTGTGACTGCTGATATGGAGTCACAGACAGCATTGCTTAATGTAACACTTAGAGACGTTGGAGGCACTACTGGAATACAGCTTGTCAATGCTTATGTAGATGGACCACCTAATAAATCATACCAAGGTTCTTCTACAACAGCTAATGAGTGGGTTATCAATTATGATGCGATTGGTCGTTATCATGTTGGTGGAAATCAGAAGAGTCCTTTGGACTTTCTTTCAAATCTATTTTAAATTTAATACTGTGAGGTAATAATCTATGCGCGATACAAAAGAAATTACTATCAAAGATAATAAATATCAGATTACACAATTTGGCGGTCGTCAGGGGCTGCGCCTCGGAAAAAAAGTTGCTAAGGTGATGTTACCAGCTTTAGCAGCAGCTTACAAAAAAGGTTCAGCAGAACCCTCGTTAGGTGATCTTCTTGAGGCAGCAGCAAGCCATCTTGATGATATTGATGAGAAGACTATCGAAGAACTCTTATCATTAACCACCAAGAATAAGTTTGCTATTGACTTTGACAATGAGTTTGCAGGTGATTATGGAACACTCTTAACATTGCTTTGGGAGGTGATTTCATTTAACTTTGCAGATTTTTTGCAAGAGGCCCAAGAAGGTATGCCGCAGTAAAAGCGTCACAACAATCTTCTGATAACAATGGGCAGCAGCAATCTAAACAAAGCAATGTTCATAGAGTATGGAAGAACTTTACAGAGACTTCCGATATGGAGCCTGAAGTTTACCTCATTGTTTCTAAGGGTAAGGCATCTGTTGTTGAGTTAGATAGAGATTACTCAGTAACGGATGTTTATGACTTGTTAGAGATAATTGATCTAGAGGCTGACATTGAACAGGCTGCTGAGAAGGATGCTGAGAGAGCAAAACCTAGAGGTGGCCGCTAATTATAACTTTTAAATACATATAAGAGGGTTTATAATATGGCCGGATCACCAATTGCAACGTTGTTTGCAAGGTTGGGTTTTCAGGTTGATAAGAAGGGTTTGCAAGCTTTTGAAGGTCACTTGCAAACCCTTCGCAGAGATATTAACAAGATGGGCACTGCGCAAGCTGCCACGTCTAAACAGTATACGAAAGGTGTTAATCAATCTGCTAGAGCTACACAAAACCTAACTAAAGATACCGAGAAGCTTCAGTCAAGACTTGATGGTATTTTACGGTCTTATGGCAAAGTGCCTGTATCACTTGACCGTGCCAGAAAAGATATGCAAGCAGTTAGAGGTATGTTTTCTGATGGAGATATTGACAGAGCGCAATTAGCCTCTGCACAGGCTCGTATCCAACAACGTATTGATACACTTGTTCAAGCTGATAATAAACGCACTCAGAGAGTCCTTGGTAATATCTCCAAGGAACAACAAGGCTTAAAAAGAATAAGAAATGACTACTCAGAAATTAACCGTGAATACAGACGTGGTAATGTTTCTTATGAAAGACGTGCTGAGTTGCTTGGGGGTCTTCGACAAGAGTATAGGAGACAACAACAATTTATAAAACCTGAGCATAAACGTGCAAACTTATTAGAACAAATTGAAAAGCGTTATGACAGGCATGGTAAGCAACTAAGACAAATACGTAGAGACTTCTCTTATGTAAATACTCAGTACAAAAGTGGTAATATATCTCTTGAAAGACGTAATGAATTACTTGGAGATCAATATAGACGCTATCGTGATATACAACGTATAGAGCGGCGTCAAAGAGCTACTGGAAGCCGTGTAGGAAGAGCTGGTGGGATTTATGCAGGTGGTGCTGATCCTAGACAAGTAGGAAACCACCGCTTGATAAGTGCGCTGCACAGTGACGTTGGCTTAGGAACAATGGTTGCAGGTTTTGGTGCTGTACAGTCTTCCTTAGCTTATCAAAACTATGTGGCAATGGAACAGGGTTTGGTTGCTGTAACAGGAAGCGCCGAAGAAGCTGGCAAGCAATTCGAGTATCTACATAGCGTTTCTGACAAGCTTGGTGTGAACATTACTAGTTTAGGTAGTGCCTACACACAATTTGCAGCAGCTATGAAAGGGTCTGATTTACAGACTGGCGAAATGCAAGAAACCTTCGAAGGTTTTGTCTCGTATGCGAGGGTGTTGAATCTCTCGGCAGCAGACATGGACGGAGTTTTCCGAAGCGTTATTCAGATGGCGAACAAAGGCCAGATAATGGCCGAAGAGCTTGATTCTAGGCTCGCTGCACAGTAATGTGCAGGCAATAATCCATTTTTATGCTGGAAACCCCTAAAGCTTGACAGACCACAACGTAATGTGTGAACATAAGCGTGACGGTTTGAAAACTGTCAAGATATTACAATGGGCAATCAGCAGCGAAGAAATCTTAGAAATCGCTCTGAATTACAGTAGGAGATTAGTATGAACGAATTTAAAATAAGCGGTGTTTTAGTACGAACTGTTCCAGACGCTCCAAATTATGCGGTGTCAAAATGTGGAAGGGTCTTTCGTATTGATACAGAAAAAGAGATGACAAGAACTCCCAGGGGGAAGCCTCTATATCTCAATTTTCGCACATCCCACAGCAATGTTACAGGCTTCTACAGATTGCACATAGCTGTTGCTAAAGCGTGGCTACCCCCAAAGGAGAACGAAAGACAGGTAGATGTCAATCACAAAGATGGAAACAAGTTTAACAATCATGCGGAAAACCTTGAGTGGGTCACAAAGTCTCAAAACCAGCGTCACGCTCTCGACATGGGATTAAAACAGTCTGGTGAAGACCTGTACAATTCCAGCATGACCAATGACATTGCACACCTAGTCTGTCAAGAATTACAAGAAGGTATTAGAGTCAAGGACGTGGCAGATAAATATGGGCTAACTAAGGATGTTGTACGCAAAATAAAG